CAGTGGAGCTTCCGAAAAGCAAGATTCATATGAATTAGACATATCAAGCAATGGTATTCCTTCATTTAAAGGAACTAGCCAAATATGGAAAGATAACAGTACAAAAGTTATTTATGAATCAATTTTTGATAACACATTAACAATAGACCAGTATATGTTTTTAAATAATTCAAATATAAAACAATCATGGTTTAGAACGAAGTTTGCTGATTCATATGCCGGAAATATAACCATATCCGAATTAACACCAGACGGAGTAGTGCGAAAAAAAACTAGTTATGGATTAGGGTATGTGGCTAATAGTTTATATGAAAATGGAGAACTCTCGGAAACATTTCCATTTACGGTCGATTCCACCCTTAAAATACACTCTAATCATAATGCATCACTGACGAATTACGACTTACAAATTTCGTCTAATACTGGAAATCATATGAATCTTGGACAAAGAACGATTCAAGCAGTCGACAAGAACAATGCTGCGACAACTTTATATTTAAACAGTTATGGAGGAAGTATTTCAATTGGTAGAGTTAATGGGGCTGGAACCACTACATTAAATGCTAATGTTGTTTTTGGAAAGCATTGTTCAAGTGTAACAACAACGACACCTAGTTCAACCATTCTATATGGTATTACGATGAATGGTGGATTATTCAAAGCCGTAGTATTTCGCAACTATCCAATCGCTTCAGCATCCCCTTGGGCGAGCATTGTTCAAACAGAGCTAATGCCTGGTGATTCCGGTGCAGCAGATGTTGTCCAGTATCACAACATGGTAACTGGTAGAGGTGAATGTGTTAGAGTGGCTTTTAATGCTAATACTGGAAACCTAGCCGTTAATGCACAGTATAACGACATAACCAATGATACCCTGTACGGAATAGCAATATTCCCAGTGTTACAATAAATAATTCAAAATTTAGGAGGTAAAAGAAATGGATGAAAACAAAATCACAATCATTGACTACGTGGAGAAGAAATTGTCTGCTGAAATCGCAGAACTTAAGGTTCTGCTTGCAAAGACGGAGTTTAAGGCTTTTGCTTTGCAGGAAGAGAACGAGCGGTTGAAAGCACAGTTGGCAGAAAAAGAGAAAAAATCCGAAAAGGATGAATAATATTTTTGAACCCTACATATAATATAATACATGGAAATCCCATGTAATCAAGTTTCGGTTTGGGAGAGGGGTTGCAAATTCTCCTTTCCCTACAATTATATGCTAGGAGGAAATTTATGATAGGCGAACGCAGGAAATATAGAAGAAAGTTAAAGAAACTTATTTCCAAGATGAAAAACGTAGATTCGTTGAGATATTACTACGGGTACATTGCAGAAAAAGAAAGATTGAAAGGTAATACTTATAAAGTATAATGAAATGGAGTAGGATAAAAACCCTACTCCTTTTTTTTATGACAGTTTGTCGTATCTTGATTTGATAGATGGTATTGTCATTTTTTTGTTTTTCTTTCCATCTCTCTTTACGACATAATAAGCGGTTCTTCTTACAGTTCCCCACACGGAAAGCGTTTTACCTCTTCTGTAGCCATAATATTCTTGGTATCCTTGGCTCATGTATACTTCATAGTATTTTCCACCAGACTTTACGATTACGGTCAAGTCACTATCCAATGTATCTTCCTTTACATTTTCTATTTTGCCCTTGATTTTTATTTTCTTTCCCTTGTACTTGCCTTTTTTCAATTTGGAATAATTGTAGGATTTACACATTTTCTTATATTTCTTCTTTGATGGCTCTTTCTTGCCAGACCATCCCTCTTTGAATCCGTCGGCAAATTCTGAAAATATTCCCATTGTCCTTGCCGGTATAGCGGCTTTTGAAATTGTTGGAACACATACTGAAATAGTAAGCATTAGCGTTGTTGCTACTGTTAATAGTTTCTTCATAAAACACATCTCCAATCTTTTTTATTTACACAATAATGAATGGTATCATTATTTAGTATCAGTTTTGTTTGCTCTCCAAAGCAGGTCAATTCCCTCTAAAATATATTTTCTGGCTTTCTCATCGAGGGTATAATATTTCTTAATGGCTTCTTTTAGTTCTACATCTTCTGAAATATGAGCGTCCAAAAGGGCATCTTCTTCTGAATATGTTTTATCTTTTCCATTAACCAAATAATCAATAGAGCAATCTAAGCATTCTGCAATTTTTCTAATTTTTGAAATTTTAGGCTCACTTTTACCCTTTTTCCAATCGGAAAATGTACTTTTGGGAAAATCACAATATCTTGCTACTTTTGCATCATTTAAACCTTTTAAATCTCTTAATTTACAGTATCTTTCGTACATAGAAAATCTCCTTATCAAAAAAAGTTGCAATTTCTCAACTTTTAGGGTTGACAAACAAGACTCCCTAATGTATTATAAAAACAAGTTAGGAAATCTCAACCAATTCAAAATTGAGAAATTTATATTATGTTTTTTGCACAATTCATAGTATATACGATTTTCTAACTTTTATCAAGACATAGTTGTGAAAATCGAACAACTAAAAAGGATTTTCGGTAAAAAGACTGTTAGTGTGCCGTCACTAACAGTCCTTTACCCCAATTTTTATACCGTATGCACTTTGCAGTCTTTCGACGCATTGTACGACACCAATGCTTCTTAAAGCACTCTGCCACTTATGCAGTTTGGGTTCAGCATAATTTATTGCCATTAGTTGGCAGATTGCAAGGAACAAGCGGTGTAGTGTGACAAATATCGGAATGTCAACCTCGAGTTTTTAACGAACTTCTCTGTTCGGCTACGCTACACTTGATGTTACATTTCACTCCATTTTAACGTGCTGTGGCTTCACGATTGCGACCTTGCAAATGCGGAACAGGCAAATTCAAAATTGCTTTCAAGGTATACACCTCCTAAGATGAATTTACCTAAAATGGCTTATTTATTATAACGAAAATCCTAACGCAAGTCAAGAAAGGAGATGAGATTTTGGACAAGGGAAATAGAAAGAAAAGTTTTAAAAAGTTAGAATTGCTTGTTAATTCGAGAAACATTACCTTTTATAAATTGGCTGATGAACTCGGATTGGCTAGAAGTACTTTTTCGGATTGGAAATCTGGGAAATCAATGCCAAAGACGGATAAACTGATTAAGATTTCGAATTACTTTGGTGTAGAAATTTCCTATTTTATTGAGTAAAGAAAGGAGTAGACATGAACGATTTACAGATTTTTGAAAATTCAGAGTTTGGAAAAATCCGTACCATTACAAAGGATAATGAGCCTATGTTTTGCTTGGCTGATGTGTGTAAGGCACTTGAACTTACAAATAGCAGAAGTGTAGCGGATAGATTAGAAGATGACGAGCGGTGTAAGTTAGACTTACCCCGTCAGGGCGAGACTTGGTTTGTTACAGAAAGCGGATTGTATGCTGTTATTCTTCGTAGTGATAAGCCGAATGCAAAGAAGTTTCGTAAATGGGTAACTGGCGAGGTGCTTCCATCTATCCGCAAGAATGGCGGTTACATTGCCAATCAGGAGAATCTTACTCCAGAACAGATTGTAGCCAACGCATTAGTTGTGGCACAGAACATCATAACTCAAAAGGACAAGCAGATTGAGGAAATGACACCAAAGGCGAATTACTTTGACGCTTTGGTAGATAAGAAATTGAATACCAACATCCGTGACACCGCAAAGGAACTGGGTATCGGAGAAAAAGCATTTGTTTCTTTTCTTATTGAAAAAGGATATGTGTTCCGGCAGGGGAAACACAAACAGTTGCGTCCATATGCCAAATACGCAGAGAGCGGAAACGGCTTGTTTGTCTTAAAGGACAAGCACAACGAGCAGAATGGTTGGACAGGACAGCAGATGTATGTCACTCCAAAGGGAAAAGAAACATTCCGTCTGCTTTTGGAAGAAAGGGAGTGAGCCTATTATTCAGAAGATGATATTGGCGGTTCTGACATTTCTTCTTATTATAACAGTGGCAAGCGGATTTAAGGACGTATACGCTTACGAGCCGGAATATGCACAAGAAGATACGTTATTTATAAAAACAGAAGAACCGCAGGTAAATGTGATTCCAAATGCAAATACAAACAGTTCTTTGGAATCCGCAAAACACATAAAGCAAAAGAAAAAGTCAAAGAAGAAACACAAGGAAAAGAAAGGCGTTCAATTTTTGATAACTGCATATTGTCCTTGTTGCGATTGTTCAGAGGGGTACGGAAAGATAACTTCTACTGGCAAGATACCAAAGCAGAAAAGAACAATAGCGGTTGACCCTAAAGTCATACCGTATGGAACAAAGGTAAAAATCAAAGGTCTTGGAACATTTATAGCCGAGGACTGCGGCGGTGCGATAAAGGGAAATCGAATTGACATATACTTTGAATCTCATGCAGACACAGAGAGATTCGGAGTGCAAAGAAGAACAGTATTTATATTAGGAAAGGATGAGTGACAATGATTAAGACAGATGCTAAACCGGCAACACCAGAATTGATTGCAAATTTAATTGAACTTGGTGCAATTTATGTGAAAGACGGAGAGTTTTATGCAAATGAACCGGGAACATACAGAAAAGAAAAGGAATAGCACCCTTGACCGCAAATCAAACTGCTATTCCAGTAGTAAATAACTATATGTTATTTGCGCTCATTTTATCAAATAAGGAGTGAAAAGTCAAGATGAATACAATTTTATTAAGAGGTACCGTGGCGAGTAAGATTAAATTCTCTCATTCGTCGCATGGTGAGAACTTTTATGAATTTCGCTTAAAAAGCGAAAGAAAAAGCAAGAAAGAGGATATTCTAATCTGCTTGGTTCCAGAGATTATTCTGGAAAAGTGTTCGATTATAGAACACGAAAAGATTGAAGTCCAAGGAGAAATTCGGACTATCAATAGAAAAAATCATAAGCACATTTATGTATTTGTGCAGGATGCCATGTGCGGCGGAGAGGTAAATTCATTGCCGGACGTAAATGAAGTAAAAATGGATGCGCATATTTGCATTCAACCTAATTTACGGCGCACATCTGCTTCCAATAGAAGAGTATGCGATGTCATTGCGGCAAGCAACCGACAATACGGTTCCGACTATATTCCATGTATAGCATGGGGGAGATATGCTACATACGTTTCAAAATGCGATGTAGGTACTCATCTGGAAATTATCGGAAGATTGCAGAGCCGTGAATATCACAAGCAGATGGACGATGGCACAGTAGCATTAAAAACCGCTTTTGAAGTATCAGTTTCAAAAGTCAAAGAAATCGGAAAGGAGAATGAGGAATGATTTTGAAATCATTGCACTTGGAAAATTTCAAAGGGATTAAAAGCCTTGATGTAAATTTTTCCAAGAAAACGAAAATTAAAGGTCAAAATGCAAGCGGTAAAACAACGGTGTTTGACGCTTTTACATGGCTTTTGTTCAACAAGAACAGTGCCGGAGAGGAGAAATTCAATGTTCGTCCATTAGATAAGGATGGAAAACGCATTGATGATGTGGAAATTAAGGTTGTTGCTACCTTAGATGTGGATGGCAAGGAAGTTGAACTTTCAAAGGTTCAGAAGCAGAACTGGGTTAAGAAAAGAGGAACAGATACAGTTTCTTTGCAGGGAAATGTCAATTCATTTGAGATTGACGGCTACCCAAAGAGTGAATCGGATTTCAAGGAATATGTTGCCGGACTTGCAAAGAGCGAGGATATGTTTAAAATGCTTACAAATCCGCAGTATTTCAACTCTATGAAATGGAAAGACCAGAGAAAAATCTTAATGAAACTTGTTGATGATTTTTCGGACGTAGAACTGGCAAAGACAGACGAAAGGTTTTTACCGTTGATTAGTGAATTAGAAAAAGCGCCGTCAGTTGAAGATATTCGCTCAAAATTCCAAAAGATGCTTTCGGAGTGGAAGAAGAAGCAAACTGAAATTCCGGTCCGGATTGATGAAGCTGAAAAATCCAAAGTTGATGTAGATGCCGCAGAGCAGGAACTTAAAAAATCAGACTTGGAAAGACGCATTTCTGAAATTGACGAAAAAATTTCAGATACTAATGGTGTATTAAAGAAATTGCGAGACGAGGACATGAGATTGCAAATGGATATGTCAGGTATTTTGCAGAGCATGAACGATTCCTTGTCTGAAAAGAAAAGAAAAATCGAATCGTCCAATGCGGAAGTTACTTGTGAACTGGAGAATACAAGAAATAATATTCAGATTGCGAAAAATGCAATCAAATTAAATGACAGAAGCATTTCTGATGCTGACGTCGAACGAAAGAAATTAGGCGAACAGTACAACGCTGAAAAAGCAAAGGTATTTGATGAAACACCGTTTTTGTTTGACGAATCGAAATGGGTGTTTGATGAAAGCAATACCGTATGTTCTTTATGCGGACAGCCATTGCCGGAGGACAAGGTTGAGCAGTTAAAGGCTGACTTTGAATCAAGAAAAGTGAAAGCCAAAGAAAGTGCTGCTAAGAGATTGTCGGATGCCAAGGAAGCGTTTATGTCAGAGAAAAAGGATAACTTGGAACGCATTAAAGCGTTTGGTTTCGACAAGAAGCATACCATTGACGGTTTAACAGAAAAGAACAAGGAATTAAATGTAGAGATTGAATCCTTGAAAAAACGTGAGCAGGAATTACTTGCAAAGAACGAAGATTTTTCCAAACAGTTAGATGAAATCCCTAAGGAAGCGGACTATACGCAGAATGAGGAATACATGAAACTGCATGGAAAAAGGGAAAAGGTTCTTGCTGAAATTGAGAAAGAAAAATCTTCCAAATACGACGAGCGAATTGCAGAGTTGCAGGACGAGAAGAAAAAAATGGAATCTGAACTGAATTCTGTAAAAGGAATCCTTGCTAAAGCATCTATGAATGTGGGGATTGACGAGAGAATCGCAGAGTTACAGGACGAGAAGAAAGAAATCGGACAGAAAGTTGCCAACCAAGAGCAGATTCTTTATCTTTTGGAAGAATTTGTTCGGTTTAAACTTAACAAAATTTCTGAATCCATCAATAGCCATTTTGACACTGTAAATTTCAAACTTTTTGAAATGCAGTTGAATGGTGGTATGAGAGATTGTTGTGAATGTACGGTTAATGGTGTGCCGTATTCAACTTTGAATAGCGGTCACAGAATCGTAGCCGGACTTGATATTATCCGTTCTTTGAGCAAGATGTATGGCGTTGAATGTCCTATTTTTATTGACAATGCTGAATCACTGAATGAATATAACGTACCGGATATGGATGCACAGTTAATTCTTTTGAGTGTTTCAGAGGACAAGCAGTTGAAAGTGGAGGGCGTATAGAATGAAAGAAGTAGCCGGAAAACAGTTTGATGTAAGCAAAAGTATTGAAGCTCAAAGAAAGCTTTGTGAAGAAAAGGGACATCCGCACTTTGCTCCGCGTAGCGGTAGATGCTTTCGGTGTAATAAACAAATCTACGAACCTATTGAGCATGAACGCAAAAATTTGGTTACCGGAGAAGTGACAGGGCATTATATCACCGGAATTGATGTGGAAAAAGCAGGAAAAGAGTTAGTTACAGGTTGTCCGCATTGCAGCCGGAGTTATTGCGATTGAGGAGGTAGACATGCAGTACATCAAAGCAAAATTTCCTAACAGCACCAGAAGCTATACATACCGCACCGAGGATTCTGTAAAAGCCGATGACACGGTTGTAAATGCAAAAGGAACGAAACTGACGGTCACTGATGAATCAGTTGATATGAAGTGGGTTGAATCATATGGTGCTGAAAAAGTAGCAGTTGTAAAGAAGTATGAAGAGCCGGAAACGGCAGAAAGCGAGGGAAAATAAATTATGTCAGAGAAAAACAGTTTAGAGGTACAAAAAATCAACACTGCGGTCAGCCAGTGGACTAATTCAATCACAAACCTTGTTACAAAGGATTTTGAATTATGCGGTGTACCGTATGATGATTATTCCAAACAGTGTGCCATGTCGGCTATGACAAGTATCTATCAGCTTGTTAAGGATAGCGATAAAATCAAGGACTTAAATAGACTTGATACATCTAATCTGCGTGAAGTTGTCGGTCAGTGTGCAAGCCTTAAACTCAATGCTAATGCAGTGCCGAGAGAGTGTTATTTCCAGATTAGAACAAAGAAAGTCGGAGACAACTATGTGCAGGTTGTAGAAATGGGAATCGAGGGAGACGGCAACGATGCATTACTTCGTAACTATGGCGAGAATGTAGATACCGTATATCCTTGCTGGCTTGTCAAAGATGGCGATGAGTTTTCATATCCAAAGCATAAAGGAATCGAAATGACAGCACCGGAATGGGAAGAAAAAGGACTCTCACAGAAAGTTGTCCGTGTTGTTTATCCTCTGAAATTGAAGGACGGCACATTTCAGTATTTGATTGCAGAGAGAGACAGCGTAAAAGTTAATCTGTTTGCTCATGTGCGCAATAATCTGATGAATGAGACTTTCGGTATCTGCCAGAATCGTTACAAGGCGTCTGCTGAACAGTTAGGCAAAATCAAGAAAAGGAAAGACGAGATTTTCGATGCTTTGAGAAAATGTGTAACAGTTGACGAAATGTTGGAATGTGAATTAGCACGGCCTTTTATCAGTGCGGCGTGGCTTGATACGCCGGAATCTATGATTGTTCGTAAAATGCGTAACAATGCAATCAAGAAATATCGCAAGGACTTCAATAGCATGGCAAAGCAGTCATTCAATCAGCTTGATGAAACCTATGTACAAACGCAGGAAGAAATTGCAGAAAATGCTAATTCAAAACCATTTATTGTCGATGTTGACGCAACAACAGTCATTGAAGATTGTGCCGCAACAGAACAGGATAAAGAAGTAGTTGATGAGGAAGATTCCAAAGATGATAGCAATGAAATTGACTTTTTGAATTAAAAGAAAGCGAGGAATAATTATGATTAGTAGCAACCATAAAAATGTGAAAATCAAAGGATACTCAATGGAAGTGATAGAGGATTTTGCTTTAATCGTATTTGAACTTCAAAAAATCTTTGGAAGAGAAGACCTTATGAATTTTTTTGCTGGAGCGATTGCCGCATCGGATTTCGCTAAGCGGGAGGAAAAATAATGAGAATTATAAGCCAAAACGGAACAATTGATATGCCATACGATATGTGTTGTGTTTGGAGACAGGAAGAGGTTATTTACTGCCGTATTGTTGGAAGTGATGATAATATCCTGATGGCTACTTACTCGAGTGAAAACAAGGCAGAAAAAGCATTTGAAATGCTTAGAGTTGCATATATCGGTATGCCTATAGTAATGCAGAATGTTAATGTTTCGGAAGATTTAGCAAAGGAATTTGAAAGATTAAATAAATGCGGTGTGGTGGTGCAAGCAGAAAATCAGCCGTCAAAAGTAGAATGCATTAACAATGCTATATTTCAGTTTCCGCAGGATGATGAAATCGAGGTGGTTTAAATGCTTATGCGATGTTGCGGTTCATCATCGGCAGGAAACAGTTACGCTTTAATCAGCAGCAGTGGTGAGATTCTTGCCATTGAAGCCGGATGCAAATTTCTTGATTTTAAGAAAATGATTGATTGGAAAATAGCAAATGTTTCCGGATGCATTGTAAGCCACGAGCATGGAGACCATGCACGTTATATAAAAGACTTTATGCAATCTGGAATCACTGTTTACACGGCAATCGAAACTCAAAAGGCAATTGAAGATTCTACTGGAGAACGTACAGTAGCCATACAACCGCTTAGAGAGTACCAGATTGGCAGTTTTACAGTTACACCGTTCAATGTGCCGCATGAATCGGAAATCGAGTGTTACGGCTATTTAATCAAGCATGAGGAAATGGGTAAGTTACTGTTTTTAACAGACTTGGAATATTGCAAGTATAACTTCTCTGGATTGCAAGTAGAACACGTCATGTGTGAATGTAACTACTCGATGGAATTTGTTGATTGTAACGAACCGAACTATGAACATCGTCTACGAGGGCATATGAGCCTTGATACGGCACTTAAATTCATATCTACTAACGATAATCCGGCATTGCGAAATGTCGTGCTAATACACTTATCAGATAAAAGCGGAAATCCAACACTTTTCAAACAAAAGGTGCTAGAAACGCTTAAATATGACACAGAAGTTTATGTTGCAGAGAATGGTTTAGAGGTTGATTTTAACCTTTATCCTTTTTGAAAGGAGAAAATATGAAAGTATATGAGTTGATTCAGGAATTGTCACAGTTTAAGGCTGATACAGAAGTGGAGTTCCATGTAAAAGCGACATTCGATACCGATGTTGAAGCGGAATTTGACCGAGACAATGAGGATGACACGCAGGAAGTAACTGTAACCGCAGAATTTGATGATGATGTCGTTTTGGAAGAAATTGAGGATAACGAGAACAGCATATATCATCCGAATGTCACTATCAATCTTGAATATTAAGGAGGAGCAGAGAAATCAATGAATAAAGTAATTTTAATGGGTAATCTGACCCGTGACCCTGAGATTCGTTATTCCCAGGGTGAAAATTCATTGGCTATTGCCAGATTTGGCATTGCAGTAAATCGTCGTTTTGCCCGTCAGGGTGATACCGATACCGATTTTTTTAACTGTACTGCATTTGGCCGTCAGGCTGAATTTGTGGAAAAATATTTCCGCAAAGGTTCCCGTATGTTGATGACCGGTCGTATTCAGAACGACAATTACACCAACAACAACGGTGAAAAAGTATACAGTGTCCAGATTATTGCTGAAGAAATCGAATTTGCAGAGCGCAAAAGCACAGCGGATGCAAACGCAGCCCAGGGTGGAAACTTTGGTGGCGGTGCTCCACAGCCAAACGCAGCAGCAAATGATGATTTTATGAACATTCCGGATGGTATTGAGGATGGATTACCTTTTAACTAGAGCCTATGGCGGTTGCCAAGCGTGACCGCCAAATAATAAGCAGAAAGGAAGTGATTTAGATGGTTATTTTTGAAGATGAGGGGCAGCAGAGCGGAAAGCATTTGAAAAAACATCATTACTGGAGAAATTCCAACATTGAGGTTAAAAGAGTGCCGCTTCCGGTTGGTGATTACATAATTGCTAACGAGAAATCTATTGATGTTATTTCACGTAAGGAAGATAGAGGAATGAAAGTTAAAAAGATGGATTTCCTTGGAACTTATGATGTATCTGTAGATACTAAGAAAGATATGCAGGAGATTGTAGGAAACATCTGCGGACGTCAGCATGGAAGATTTCGTGATGAGTGTATTCTTGCTCAAAACAACGGAATCAAACTTTATGTATTGGTAGAAAACGAAGATGGAATCAAATCCATTGAAGATGTTTCTAAGTGGGACAATCCACGACTTCACCGATATAACAAAATTGCTTATATGCACCGGATTGGTAAATGGGGAACAACAAAATTGCCAAAAGCAAGACCTACCGCCGGTTCTACGTTGGCAAAGGCAATGATTACTATGGAGAAGAAATACGGCGTTAAGTTTGTTTTTTGTTCGCCAAGAAATGCAGGAGAAAAAGTTGTTGAATTATTAAGCAAAGGAGTTGAAACGAATGGCTGACAAGCGGATGTTTTCACGAAAATTGATTAGTTCGGATGTGTTTTTGGACATGCCATTAACTGCACAAGGATTGTTTTTTCATCTGTGCATGAGAGCCGATGATGATGGATTCGTAGATGCTCCAAACCGAATTGTAAGAGAATGCCAGGCAGCTCCAAAAGACCTTGAAATACTTGAAAGGAAGAGATACATACTCACGTTTGAAAACTCTAACGTGGTACTTATCAAACATTGGTTTCTGCACAACTCAATTGCAAAGGACCGGTACACGCCAACACTGTATACAGATGAAAGGTCGAGAGTCACCTTAAAATGTGGCAAGATGTACCCGAATTGTAGCAAGAGTGACAACAAAAACTATACGGAAGTAAAACGTACAGATAACGACTTGGAAACGAATTGTAACCAAGTTGATAACAAAGTGGAACATAGAGAAGATAAGGTAAGAGAAGAAAAGAAAAGTGATATTGTCGAGCAAAGCACGACGGACACCTCTTTGGTGAAAGAAATTATTGATTATTTGAATGAAAAGACTGGTGCAAGTTACAGATACAGCACCAAAAAGACACAAAGCCTTATCAATGCAAGGCTTAAAGAAAAATTCACTTTGGAAGATTTCAAACATGTAATAGACAGTAAATGCAACGATTGGAAATCAGACGAGAAGATGAAAGAGTATTTGCGGCCAGAAACTTTGTTTGGAACGAAGTTTGAGAGTTATCTTCAAAATGCTCCAAAGATTGCGCAGCCTAGAGCAGAGCCGGAAGAGGTTGTTCCGGAAGTTGAGGAAGAGGAAGTAGGTGAAGACTGGTAATGCGATATAAAGTTTACGAGTTTAATCCAGATGATGCTTACAACTTTGCTCGTCATGTTGGAATTGAGGTCAAGGAACACGGTGGCGAACTGTTTTTTAAGACTTGCCCTTATTGCAAGCCAAGAGCCACAAGAGGAAATGTTCGCACGTTTTCGATAAACCTTAAAACTGGACAGTTTAAGTGCTTAAGAGCCAGTTGTGGAATATCAGGCAACATGGTAACGCTTTCAAAGGACTTTGATTTTTCGCTTGGCAACGAGGTTGACGAGTATTACCGTCCAAAGAAAAGATACAAGCGGTTGAAACAACCCAAGGAAGCAATCAAACCAAAGCCGGAAGCAATTCAGTATTTGGAAAGCCGTGGTATATCCGAAGAAGTTGCCAAAAAGTACGAAATTACCGTACAGACTAGTCATCCAAACATTCTTGTCTTTCCGTTTTATGACGAAAAAGGTGTACTGCAATTTGTCAAGTACAGAAAAACGGATTTTGACAAGACAAAGGACGCCAACAAGGAGTGGTGCGAAGCAAGCACAAAACCGATATTGTTTGGAATGAAACAATGCGATGATAGTTTTGATACGCTTGTAGTCACAGAGGGGCAGTGCTTTGATGGAAAAGCTGAAATATTAACTCCGGATGGATGGGTTTCTTTTGAAAATTATTCCGGTCAAAACGTATTGCAAGTAGATGAGAAAATGAACGGTACGTTTATAAGACCAAAAAGACTAATAATCAAGAGACACATCGGAAAGATGGTTAGGTGTGAAATTGGTGGAAATTATGAAACGTACACCACGGACGACCATAACCTTGTACTTCTGAACCAAAAAGGGAAAGTAGTAAAGAAAAAAGCAGGAGAAAAGATAAGTGCAGGATATAAGATTCCAACTACTGTAAGTATTGATTTGGAAGAATACAAGGATTGGACAGATGAAATGTTTGCCTTGTATATAGCAATAAGTGCCGATGGAACAATCGACTACAGAAAAAACACTGGAAAGATAAAAGCAAAAACAGATAGGTATGTAAGAATCTCAATAGCATTAGAGCGAAAATCAAAGAGATTAAAAGAAATCTTGGAGAGATTAAATATTACATACTCGTGCAACAAGGATTCACGTAACTATGATTCGATATGCTTTCATTGTCCGGATTGGCTTACATCCAAATACTTACCGTATGGATTTGCTACTGGAACAAGCGTTAAACAGAAGAAATTCATAATTGAGGAAATGGTAAAGTGGGATGGAAATAAGGTAAAAGGAAGAAATCAATACGAGTATTCAACGATATTAAAACACAATGCTGACGTAATGCAACTTATAGCATCGTCTTGTGGCTATATGTCAACGATAATGACGAAGCAAAATGGCGGAAACGGTAATTTTATAAAAAGCTATTGCTACAAAGTATCGGTTCTTTTGGGAAAAAGTTATGTGAGTACACAGAGCTTTGAAACTCATAAAAGGTTTGAGGAAGTAGACCAAAGAGTTTATTGTGTTTCGGTTGATACAGGCATGATACTTGTTAGACAAAACGGCAGGATAAGCGTAAGCGGTAATTGCGATTCATTAGCAGTTGCTACGGCAGGCGTACCAAACGCAGTGTCTGTTCCAACCGGTGCCAAAGGTTTTACATGGATTCCCTATTGTTGGGATTGGCTTTGCAAATGGAAAAAAATCATAGTTTTTGGAGATTTTGAGAAAGGCTCAATATCTTTGTTGGATGAACTTGCAAAACGTCTAAAAGACCGTGTAGAACACGTCAGAGAGGACAATTACAAAGACTGCAAGGACGCAAACGAGATACTTCTAAAATACGGAGCAGAGCAGGTTAGAAAATGCGTTGAAGAATCGGTTAAGCTGCCAATCGACAATGTGATTGATTTGGCAGATGTAAAAGAACTTGACCCATACAGCATTGAAAAGATACCGACCGGTATTGCGGATGTAGACAACTTGCTTTGCGGAGGAATCCCATTCGGTGTTGTTACCATCGTTACTGGAAAATCAGGAAAAGGGAAATCAACTTTTGTAGGGCAGATTATAACAAGAGCATTAAACAAAGGTGATAATGTTTTTGTATATTCCGGAGAAATGCCAAATTATCTTTTTAAGAATGCGATTGATTTTCAAATTGCTGGACCGGCAAACGTAGTGGAAGAAGATAGGAGATATTATGTAAAGCGCTATGTTCGCAAATCTGCGAAAGATAAGATTGTAGAGTGGTATCGTGGAAAATGTATGCTTTACGACCGCACAATGGTTAAGGATGAAGATACTGACTTGCTAAATACGATTGAACGTATGATAGTAAGTCAAAATGTAAGAGTTATTGTGATTGATAATTTAATGACAATGATAAACAAAACGAGAGTTAAGGGAAGTAAGTTAGAAGCACAGAGCGAAGTTTCAAACGCACTAGAGGATATGGCTAGATTTTACAATGTTTGTATTATCTTAGTGGCTCACAAGAGGAAAGATAGCGGAATTGATGATGAAGATATGGACGATTCGATTCGTGGGGATTCAGATATTGTCAATTCGGCAGGAGTGATTATTCACTACAACGTAAATAAAGATGAGAATACGATGGAAAATTATCCGAGAATAATTTCGGTTACTAAAAATCGTGTATTTGGAAGAACTTCATACAGAGGTTGGAAAGTACACTACGATGAAAAGTCCAAACGAATCTACGGAGACCACGATGATTTGAATATTTGTCTTGGTTGGGATAATGAAAGCGGTGGATTTGTCGAGGACTACGATAATTCAATATTTAGTTAGGTGGTGTTTATATGGGAAGCGTAAATGCATCGCAGATTCCAGAAGAACAGCATATGTGGACTGATATTTGGAATTGGCGTAAGAAATATTACTACCCGGAAGATGATGATTCTTGGTGGAAAGAGTTTGTAGAAACTGGCATTGCAATAGGAGAAAAATATGCAACTAAATTATCGCATGAGATTATTTTTGCAATTTTTAATGATGTGCAAAATCGCAGTAAAAAATTGAAATCAACGGAGGTATTGAAATGAAAGAAGCAATTAAATTAGTTGAAAAGGCTCTTGAAATTTTGAAGAGCGAAGAGAAAAAGGAAAAGGTTGTTTTGAATTCCTTGAAACCTGGCGAAACATTCATGATTGGAAAACATGAATTTATTGTTTTGGAACAGAATTACGAAACGACAAACGTAATCTCCAAAAACCTTATGGCTGAAAATGTTCGGTTTGATGGAGATACAAGAGATTACAATAAATCTGCTTTGAAAAAGTATATTGACGAAAAAATCAAGCCTATTATTTTGGAAAATGTCGGTGCTGGAAATCTTGTTGAGCATTCCGTGCCATTGACGAGTGTTGATAATCAGAACGAGTTTAATGATTGTATTTGTGAGGTTCGCCCTATTACTTTTGACGAAGCCAGAGAATACAATGATTTGCTTGTGAATGAAGATTTGACAGATTACTATTGGACAATTACACCGTGGTCTACTGCTGAAAGAGGGTTGAAGTATGCTATTGTAATTGTTTCGCCGTCCGGCCTCATCGTCAGCAGCAGTTGCAGCGACTACTACGGCGTGCGCCCTTTCTGTATCTTAAAATCTAATATCTTTGTATCGGAGTGATGATAATGGCAAGTAAAGAACTTACTGTAATTCTAAAAGCAAAAGATTTAGCAAAGTACAATACACACAGATTCAAGAAGTTGTTTTCAAGTCATACGAAGATTACAAGGAAGATTATGATTTCTTGCAAAGAATGACAAATGCAATTTCTATCTATGTGTTAAGCGTATCAAAAGGATATATGGATTATTTGAGAAAGGAAGTGATTGGATGAAGATTTTAAGCAAGAAGAAGTATAGCAAGTTGCTTGACGATTTTAAAGAATTAAAGGATAAGTGCAAAGACCTAGAAAGAGTAAACAGAAATTTGGAAGAGAAATTAGGAGATAAGAAAACGAGTTATAAGGTAAACAGCGGTAAAGAGTTTTGTTTCAAGTGTAAAAATTCCTACAGGTACAAAACATATTGGGGAGGAATGGAAGTTGAAAAATGCGGTTGTTTATTAAATGTTTCTTGCGAACAGTTTAAAAGGGTTGACGGAGAAAGGAGCAAATAAATGTTAAAAAGACAATATCCAATAATGATGGGGTTGGGAACAAAGATTTTAACCGCATATCATCATCCAAATTTTAAGAATGGTTTGATGTTTGCAATCTTGGACAGTAAGAAAAAATTTCCAAGAGGTCACAATGTAAGCAACGATGAATTAAAGCAGTCAATGTCTACGGTCAGAGCAGAAATATATTTTAGTGATATTGATACACTTGACGGATTTATCAAGCATCTAAAATATGAGCGAGATTTGTGGGCGAAAAAGATTGAGAAGAAAATGAAATATAGCGATGTGTTGAAAGAAGCACAATCTCTTGTTTCAGAAACCATAGTTGATTATAGACCGGCTTGTGGATTGTATATTGATGGAATGGATGATTGTGAGCAAATTCCTAACGCAATAGTTTGTTGGACAAAAAACGGTTCAAAATTTATATACATCAAGAAAGGAGACTATGATGAAAAGATTGACTAATAGCGAAAAAGAAATACCTACATTGATTGATAATGCTGAATACTGGCGGAAAGCGTACTTTAAATTAAAAGAGTATGAGGATTTAGAGGAACAGGGCAGACTTCTTAAATTGCCACTTGCTGATGATAAAGTAGAACACAGAGAATGTGTTCATACTAAAGCAACTTGTCACCACGAAGAGTGTAAGTGTTCTGAATGTCCATTGACGGAGTTATTTTTGGTGTTACGAAGAGGCTTATGCAAGTAGATGTCTTGCTGGCATTGAATTAGGAGAATCCAAAGCAGAAACAAAACTGAAAGAATTGAGAGGTGGAGAAGATGAAAAATAAAAGTAAATTCACATATCCAAAATGCCCTTACTGTAAAAGTGAATATACCGAAAAACTCGGAAGTATGAAATACGGTTTGATGAAGTTGGCAACAGAGGGTTGGTGTGAAAATATCACTGCTAAGTGCGAAAAATGTGGAGAAAAATTTAATGTAAGAGTCCACATTACATATTATGGTTCAAAGTTAAAGAGAGGTGGAGAAAATGACTAAGAAAGAATTATATACTTGTGATATTTGCCATACCGATTATCGTGAAAAGGCAGATGCTTTAAAGTGCGAAAAAGAACATCTCAAATGCGTTAAAATCACAGACGCTAGATATAATGCACATTTCAATTTACCATGCAAAATCGAAGTGGAGTTTTCAGATGGGACAAAACATTGGTATAGACAATAAAGAATTGAGAGGTGCTGAATGAATCGTAAGAAACGCTATGGTGTCTGGAACACCAAAAAGAAAGAATTTCAATTTAGTATTTGCGAAACAAGCAAAACAAAAGCAAGAAAGAAACTATTTGAAAAGATTGGAAAGGATGCCTATAAGTATAGATTTCAAATAAAAGAATTGAAACTAGGCAATCCAAAGGCTGAAAAATTACTGACTATAGAAATTGGAGGTGATAACAATGACTAACGCGGACAGAATCAGAAACATGACGGATGAAGAATTGGCAGTATCTATTATGTGTCCAGCAGAGTATGATTTAGGTTTTAACAAAGAGTGTAAATGCACTGGCAATATGAACAGAAATTGCCGTAAATGCACATTAGAATGGCTTCAATCAGAAGCAGAATAGGAGGAAAAAAGATATGTATTGTAAAGGAACGTGCAAATATTTAAACAAACGCAAACACAAATGTGAGCTGACAGGAGAAAAACTAAGCTACATGAAACAAACTGGAAGTTTATCTTTCACAGTTCATGAACATAGAGAAATTTGCAAAGGAGATAGAGAGAATGGACGATAGATATTTGTTTAAAGCAAAGCGAATTGATAACGGCGAGTGGGAAATTGGAAGTTTAATAATACTTCCAAATGAAGAATGTGAGATTTGGAACAGATGCAATAATCCACCTGATAGTGACCCTATGTGGCGCAGATGTGTAATTACACACAAAGTAGAACCAGACACCATCTGCCAGTGCACCGGCTTAAAAGATGAGAATGGTAATTTGATTTGGGAAAATGATGTCATTAGGGTTTATGGAGATACAGATGATTTTGGAAATGATTTGTATTTTTTCTATAAAGTCGTTTGGAATAAAGACTTGTGTTGTTGGTGGCTTTCAGATATTTATACACAGGAAGATGAGTATTTATACATATGTTTGAAAGGAATTGACGTTATCGGCAACATCTTTGACAATAAGGAATTATTAGAAAGCGAGGAACGATTATGAAGCGATTAGTTTTGACATTTTTATTAGCAGTAGTAGTTTTAACAGTAAGCGGTTGTTCTGATGGAATGGACGAAGAACCACGTGCAGATACATCAAAAATGTTTGTAAGAGTAGAAAATTGCGGTTCTTTTGATATTATGTACGACAAAGATACAAAAGTTATGTATACCGTAAACTCATCAGGTTACCCTTATGGAAATGTAACACTGCTTGTAAATTCCGATGGAACACCAAAGATTTGGAAAGGGCGGTGAAAACATGAAAGACTTGTTTGAAGATATGAAAAAAAATAAAAATAACGGTTGGATTAACTGCGAATTTAGATTGCCAGAAAAAGGGAAAAAGTGTTTGATAATGGTTGAATATAATGGTGTCTTAGGAATGTATGGTGCATATGAGAGAAAAGGTTATATTGGAAATGACGGAAAGTGGCGTGGAAAAGGTATTGGTCTTGGTACTGTTCTTGCTTGGAAACATCTTCCTAAACCTTATAAGGAGAGTGAAGAGTAATGAGACTGATTGACGCAGATGAGTTAAAGGAAGAATTATCACAACAATGGTTTATAGATATTCTTCTTACAAAAACAAACAGTAATGATATGTATAGTGCTTTGGCAGAAAAGATTGATAGTCAACCTACCGCTTATGATGTAGATAAGGTTATAGAATATCTTGAACAATTGAGAGATAGATTCAATGAAAAAGATTTTGCAATTCGTGGAATCATAGAAAAGGCAATTGAGATAGTAAAGGCAGATTATGTGAATAAACAAACCAATAAATAACAAATAAAATCAAAACGAGGTGAACAATCATGGCAGTAAACAAAAGAGCAGCAATGATGAGAGAAAAACGTGTGCAGGAGAAATTGACCGGCGGTAAGCCAACACAAACAAAACTTATGGCAAGGGCATATATAACTGGTAAGAATGAGGGATTTGAACTTGCTACCGGAATTATGTTTCTTGCACTTTGCGAAGAATTTGGATTTGGAAACAAACGAATCAATCGGCTTATTGAACGTATATCCGATGAATCAGTAAAGATGGATGAAGACCCAACAAAGTTTAATGTTGATTGGTACATAGATAAAGTCAGAGAGAAATGCGGTGTCCGAATCCTTAAATCAGATGAGGATGAGTGAGGTGTTTGTTTGAGCAATATCTATCAAAAACGATTGTACGATAGAAGAAAGCAGAACGGACTTTGCATTGATTGTGGAAAGCCACTAGATAGAGACGGCTTACGATGTATAAGTTGTCGCAGTAAAAAGTCGGAGAACGAAAGAAGAAATAAACAATGTTATAAAGAAGTTGGCATATGTCCTATTTGCAGAAAGGTTCCAATCGGCAGTAGCGAATCATCATGCCCGGAATGCCGTGCAAACGAATCAATACAATGCAATAATCGAAGAAACAAAAGTGAAGAAGCACGAAAGAGATATAACCAAGAACACAAGCAATGGGCGAAACTTACATATAAGAAGGACGTAGAAAAAGGTATTTGTCCACGGTGCCGTAAGCGAAAAGCCGATTCCGGGTACTTGACTTGTGGAATATGCAGGGAGAAAAGCAGAAATAGTCAGAGAGCAAAGGCTGGCACCAAAAAGAAAACGTGGATTGAAAACGGCTTATGTTGCTTTTGCGGTGGAAAAGTAAAAGATGGATATAAGGTATGCGAAAAGCACTATCAGATGAATGTGGAAAAATCACGCTCCCGAAAAGCTAAAGAAGCAAGAAGAGAATTACAAGAGAGCGGAATATTATATTAAAAAGGAGAAATAGACCATGGAAAGATTATCAGAAGAACAGTATAGAGAAGTAATTGCGGAAATCAAACATAGTGAACTTCCGAGAAAAACGCAGGAGTTTTTAATTGCGTTGGTTGATGAAGCCAATAAACCAAACAAAAAATTATAGGAAAGGAAAAGGCTTATGAGATTAGGAAAGTATTTATCCTCATTGACTAAGCCGGAACTTGATGAAATTGAAAAAATTTGCAATTTCACAGAAGATGAAGAACAAATATTCAAATGCATATCAAAAGGCTATACATTAAGACAAATAGAGATGAAATGCAATATGTCGGAATCAACCGTCATAAGAAGAGTATCAAGGATTGATTGGAAAATAAATAAGGCAAAGGAGATGGTAGAATTGAAAAAAGAAATTCCAGTATGTGAAAAGTATAACCTTACTATTGAAGAAGCATCGGCTTATTTTAATATTGGAAAGGATAGAATGAGGGAAATTGTGAACGAAAACAGAAATGAACTTGTTCTTGTTATAGGAAGAAAAAACCTTATAAAAAGGAAAAAGATGGAAGAATATCTTGACAGGACAATGGTTTTATAACTTCCTATAAGTACCTATTATTTGCTATAGAGCGTTGTTAGTGATATAATTATCCTTTAACAATGCTCTTTTCTTTAAGAAAGGAGAATGTGCATGCCAAGCAGAAAAGATAACAAAGGAAGAGTATTAGAGAAAGGAGAAAGCCAAAGAACTGACGGTACTTATATGTACCGATGGACTGATTTATCAAAGAAACGTCAAACAATATATGCCAGAACATTAAATGAACTACGACAAAAAGAGTTACAAGTAACAAAAACAGAAATAATATCTGGTGTTTCTTGGGAAAGTAACAAAATAACAGTCCGGGAACTGATAGACAGGTATTTATCGTTAAAAAAGGTTCGCATAACAACAGAACAGAAGTATAGATACCTAATAAATATGCTTGACAAGATACAGATATTGGATATTCCAATCAAAGACATAAAAACATCGTTGGCAAAGCGATATATGATTACCTTAAGCAATATAGGGTATTCGTATGGAACGGTTCAAAATGCAAAAACACTTTTGAAACCGGCTTTTCAAATGGCAGTTGAGGATGATTATATAGTCAAAAATCCATTTCTATTCACTTTATCAAACATAATCGAAAACGATTCAAAACAAAGATTTTCGATGAGTGAAGAAGAGGAAAATCATTATATTGAATTTATTTCCAGTCATGGATGGTTTCGACATATTTATGATGATGTGGTGATTCTTTTGAATACAGGAATGAGGGTAAGTGAATTATATGGACTTACATTTAAGGACGTAGACCTCAAAAACAGAAGAATAAATGTAAATAAGCAATTGCACAGAATTGGTGGAAAATACGTTATTCTTCCACCAAAATCAAAAGCAGGGAATCGTATACTTGCCATGAATGACGCAACAAGAAAAGCATTTATGCACAAAAGGACAGAAGTTAGACCTAAAGTCGAATATGCGATTGACGGATATACTGGATTTGTTTTCATAAATCACTTGGGTTTTCCAAAAACAAGAAGAAATTTAGAGGGTTCAATGAGAGAAGTCCGAAAAAAGCATATTGAACTTGGTCTTGGAGAGTTGCCGCAAATAACACCTCATGTGTTAAGACATACATTCTGTAGCCGCATGGTTGAAAAAGGTATGAATGTAAAAACATTGCAATTAGTAATGGGGCATTCAGATATTTCTACGACATTAGATGTGTATACTCACAAGAAACCAGATGATGTTGCGAAAGAAATGGAACAATATATTGCTATGTAAGTAAAACGGTGTATTTGGTGTAAATTTGGTGTAAGTTAAAAAAGAAAACGCTTAAAAGTACCGAAAAATGGTTGGTTATAAAAACTTTTACCATTTCGCCACCTTTGAAATTTGAAATGTTCAAAATGGCGAAAATGCGTTGTTTTCGGTACATATAGGATTTTTAACTTTCGCATAAATATCTATAAATAACTATATTTTTTAGGAAAATGGTGTATAAATGGTGTAAATAATTTAATACATTGTTTTACACTTAACAAAGTACGTGATTGTAAGAAAAGAGCATTGTTTCCAATAATACATATGAATAAATTTTGAATGATTTCTGACGGTTTATCCGTCTTTTTTTGGTGTAAGTTTTAATTGTAAGGAGTGATTGATATGTTCAAAGACGAGATTCTTGAAATGATTTTTAGCGAAAAAGAAATGCAGAAAATACCTATTGGAACGCAGGCTACAGCCGTTAGCGTGTTTGAAAATGTTATTGGTAAAATAAGAAAGGAGAATCCGGATGCAAAATTATCAGAACTTTTATCCGATGAATAATGGATATGTTCAAAATCCATACGCAGAAAGAATGAACTTTTTGCAAAACTGTCAGCAGAACTTACAACCGCCTATGCAGAACTCTCAAATGCAGGCAACATCACAACAGACAAGTTTTATTGGAAAAGTTGTTGATAGCATTGACGTTGTAAAAGCAACAGACATTCCGATGGATGGGAATATATATTATTTTCCAAAAGCAGACGGAACGGAAATATTCGGAAAACAATGGCTTGCAAATGGAAGAACTCATATTTTGACTTTTAAGCCAGTTTTAGATACAGAACCTAACAATCCGACACAGGACAACACAAAAAGCAAAATAGGCATATCAGAAGAGGTTACAGAAGTAATTATGAAAAGATTCGATGAGTTGGGAAACAAAATCTCTAACTTGGAATCGTCTTTAACTAAAACTTCGACTAAGTCTTCGACTAGAAGCACTAAATCTTCGACTACGACTAAAAAGGAGAGTGATACAGATGCTTAATCCAATTAGTTTTATGAAAGCAATGAGAAATCCACAGAAATTTTTAGAAGAAATTACAAAAAGCAATGAAGTTATGAGTAACCCTATGGCAAAAAATGCTATTGAGATGTATAGAAATGGAGATTCAAAAGGATTACAGGAATTTGCAGAAAACGTCTGCAAAGAAAAAGGAACCACACCGGATGAAATAAGAAAATCAATTATGCAAAGATGCAATTTACGTTAGTACATTTTGGGTTGTGCGCTTAAAACTAGTTTCCCATTTGTAAATAAAACAATGGAGGTAAACAAAATGTTTAACGGAAATTCACCTAGTCTTGCCGATATTGCGGCAGTGACAGGAAACAACAAAGACGGCTGGGGCGATGGAAACGGCTGGTGGGTCTTGATTATCTTGTTTGCTATTTTTGGCGGATGGGGTAATGGATTTGGCGGCGGTTACGGCAACGGTGGTGACAGAGCATCCGTTCCTTGTGCTACACAGGCAGATGTTAGAGCCGCAGTGGACCAGCAAACGCTTATTAGCAAACTCGACCAGCAGACATACGGACTGGCAGACAGTAACTATGCGCTGAACAACACAATCAACAGCAATTTCAGAACTCTTGATAACTCAATCTGTACGCTTGGTTTTCAGAACCAGCAGGGATTCAATGACGTATCTCATCAGATTTCCGACTGCTGCTGTGCAACAAGAGAAGCTATTCAGGGCGTGAATTACAACATTTCAACGCAGACAAACGCACTCCAGAACTCTATGTGCAACAATACAAGAGATATTATCGACAATCAGAACGCAAACACAAGAAGCATCCTTGACTTCCTTGTAAACGACAAGCTGGCAACATTACAGGCCGAAAATCAGACACTTAAGTCTGCTCTTTCAAAAGAAGAGCTTGTGAAAGAACTTCGACCTACTGCCGTACCAGCTTACATCACTTGCTCACCTTACCAGTCCGCTTATGGAGTAGGTCTTAACAACGGTTGCGGTTGTTGCTAATATACAGAAGAATTAAAACAGAATATCAGAAAAACTCGCCGAACTAGGCTGATTATTACTCTATGGGATAGGTCTATGGCTTATCCCATATTGATTTTTAGGAGGTATATTATGAGTAATTGTAAAAACGTATGCAAACTTTGCAAGAAATTGATTATAAGTCAGGCAGTAAATTTTACTGCCGGTACTGGTCTTGTTATCCAAATCCCGGAAGGAAGTTATAACGATGGTTCAAAATATTGCATTGTTGTGGCACAGAGCATTCCGGCAGAAACAACAATTTCTGCTCCGGTATATATCCAGATTGGAACTGGTACAGTACTTTATCCACTGACAAAATGTGATTGTACGCAGGCAACGGCTTGTAGTATCAGAACAAGAACAAAATACAGTACAAGAGTTGAAACAACGTCAAATAGCGGGGTTTTCAAATTGCTTGGAAGAATTGCTTGCGCTCCAGATAACAGATTAAATGCAATAAACGGTGATGGAACTCTTGTTACAACCGGTGGAGGTGATTGAGATGGATATTAAAAGAATGCATTGTATGATTGAAAAACTTTCCGAATGTGCCAAAAGCGAAATGGAATCTGGAATCGAAAATGTTGATACTTGCGAAATGGGAAAAGTAGTAGACATGATGAAAGATTTGTCGGAAGCAATGTACTACAGAACCTTGACAAAGGCAATGGATGAATCAACATCGGAAGAAACGCTTGAAATGTTTGAGCGTTACGGAGACGGAAGAAGATTTTATGACAAATACCGATACGCTGACGGAAGATTTGCTCCGAAAGGACGTGGAACGTACCGCAGAGGATATGACGAACCATATTACCATATGACACCGGAAATGTACCGGGAACATGACCCGGAATGGTACAGAGATATGGATAAACACAGAAACGGTCTTATGTATTACACTGATACCGGAATGGATAAAAACATGAAGATGAGAGATTCCAGAGAGGGCAGGAGCGGAATGAGCCGTATGTCGTACATGGAATCAAAAGAAATGCACAAAGCAGACACACCGGCGGATAAGCAATACAAAATGAAAGAGTTAGAAAAGTACATGGGTGAATTATCAAAAGACATTACGGAAATGATTGCGGATAGTTCGCAGGAAGAAAAAAATTTACTTAAAACCAAAATGCAAACATTGTTGCAGAAGTTTTAACAAAAACAAATTAAGGGGGCGTAATTGCCCCTTTTTGATTGGAGTGGTTAAATTGTATACTATGAATGGTTTTGTTTGGAATATAGTAACAGTATCATCGCATAGCAATATGCTACAAAGAAGTGACGGAAGTTATACTTGCGGAATGTGCGATAGAAATAATCAAACAATTTATATATCAAATATTTTGCGTGGCGGTTTTTTACGCAAAGTTTTGCTACATGAGATATGCCATAGCGCAATGTTTTCATACGGAATTGATATGACTTTGGAGCAGGAAGAAATGTTTTGCGACTTTTTGGCAACATACGCAGATGAAATAATTAGCATAACAAACAATGTATTCCAAACATTAAGAACTGCATTATAGACAAATATAGTCAAATATGATAATATACAATCAAAAATAAAAGAGGAGGGATTGCTCATGGCTTTGATTAAATGCCCGGAGTGCAAAAAGAAAGTTAGCGACCAAACAAACCAGTGTCCGAATTGTGGAAGAACAATTACGGATGCAGATAAGGAACTTGCAATTGAACAGAATAAGAAATCCAAAAAGCATAAAAAGATAGCTTTAATCGTGATTATTGTTATGTTGCTTGCCGGTGTTGCAGGTGGTGTTACCTATTATTTTGTTCAAGAGAACAATAAGCGAATTGAGGAACAGAAGAAAGCGGAAGCGAAAAAGAAAGCGGAAGAAGAAAAGAAGGAAAAGGAAATTGCAGAGCAAAAACAAAGACGTCAAAATAAACGTGATTTTGTGAAGTTGACTGGTGATTTATTTGATTCTACAGATAAATTTGTTTCTAATCTATCCAACATAAGCATAAAAGCAACCCATACATGGAGTAATGCTATTTGGAAAGAGAAAAGCAAAGAGACAAATAAATGGACATTAAAGAAGAATGGGAAATTTAGAGACTTCTCTGATGCCGTGAATCTTTGCATAAGTGATACAGTGTATTCAAATAAAACGGCAAAACAATATGAGAAATTTAAGGAAACCTATTCAAAATGGGAAAAAATTAAATCAGATGACTACATTTATAATGAATATAAAGACATCTGCGAAGATACAGAAAACTATTGTAATGCAATACACAGTTTATATTCTTTGCTTGCAAGTCCGACAGGAAACTATGATGATTTTTCAACAAGCATAACCAATGCTGAAAACGATATTAAGATATATGCGGAATCACTTTCTTCCGATATGTTTAAGTTATATCACTAATTAGTAAAGGAATAGAAATATGTGGAAAAGACTTTTAATTGTTATTTTAATTTGCGTTATATTCTTAGCAGTTTTTTATTTTGGCAGGTCATGCGTGATTGTGTATGATACTGGAGATAATATGCAGAGAGTAAATGAAATGCTTGATAACTAGATTTATTGGATAGAGACAGTATAATTTATATTGTCTCTATTTTTTTTACATTTAGGGATTGACTTATGTTGAACAAAATGTATAATATAATTATGTTCAACATAATAACGAAAGGAGAGATACTTTGGCGCAAAAAGTTGGAAGACCAACAAGAGACCCTAGAGGAACTAACAGAACAGGAGTTAGGCTTACTGTTAGCGACATGAAAAAATTAGAGTTCTGTGTGGAAAAAACAGGAAAAACCAAAACAGATATTCTTAGAGAGGGAATCGACTTGGTTTATAGGAGATTAACAGAAAACAAATAAAGTGTTGCACCGCTACCAACGAACACAACACTTTAGCAACAACTCCATAAGGAATTGATAAATCTATTCTATCATTTTCTTGTGGGAAATCAAGCATTATTTGAAAGTGAGGAAAAAACATGGAAGAATTATTAAAAATTGCTTATCGAAACTTTATGGACACAAAAGACATGAACAATTCCGAGGAAGTTTGTATTATCAACAAGAACTGGGAAACAGCGGAAGACGCCATTGCTCGTTTGAGAGACATATTAAACCCGAGCCTGTTTCAGAATATAGATGAATCAATTCGCGATGGCATAGCAGATGTACAAGAAGCATCGTTCATTGCAGGATTTTCATACTGTGCTAAATTTCTGACAAACGGAAAGATTGATTTCTTCCCAGAGAAAGGTGGTGCTTGCTAATGAACGAAGTAATTACCATTGAAAACACAGAAATGCAAATTAGAGAGTATAACGGACAGCGAGTTGTGACATTTAAGGATATTGATACAGTGCACGAAAATAAATCAGGTACAGCACGAAGAAACTTTAACCGAAACAAGAAACACTTTATTGAGGGTGAAGATTACTTCTCTTTGACAAAGAAAAATTCTAATGAGACAAATTCGTACATTAGAAATATCACTGTGCCGAACAAAGGAATTACACTATTAACAGAAAGTGGTTACTTGATGATTGTAAAATCTTTAAACGGAGATATAGCATGGAAAGTACAGCGTCAATTAGTAAATTCATACTTTAAGGTAAAGCAGGAGATTCCGGAACGCAAAACCTATCCGCTACTTGTAGAGGATAAATGGCTTGCAGAAATGGAACCAAACTTTGAGTATCTTTGCAAGCAATACAAACTTACGAGAAGAGGATTGTATCACAAAATTCTTTTGGATATTGGGAAATCATACAATGTAGATGATTACAAGATACTATATAAGTACGAAAAAGGTTACGAATCAAGGTTTGTTATGGAAGTTGTATCGTACTTTGCGGAACTAAGAGAAGAAGCAGAGAAAACCATAATAGAACACGTTGCAAGGAAGAAAAATAAGAAATAAATAAGAAGCAGGAGCCTAAATTATGGAAAAGGCTCCTACTTTTTTGTCTAATTGGCAACCGGGGGGAGAAATAAATGGTTGCCGTATTATATTGGCTTTAGACCTTTACAGTGTAACATACAATCAGATGATACACAAATGGTTTTTCAATGCGTTCTCAACACGTTTTTCACTGATACTGATATATCTTTGCGTTGTCGAACTGGATGAGTGCTGGAGTAAATGACGCACCAACTCTATATCATAATCGTTGTTAAGGTACATTTCCGTAGCGTAGAACTTCCGGAAACTGTGAGTTGATATTCCGTCAATTCCAAAGAAATCTGCTACGATTTTCAATTGTTTCTGTACGGCTCTTTCGCTGATTGGAAAGATTCTTGCGGTTGGTGCAATGCCGTTATCCTCTGTGTACTGCTTTAAGAATTGGAATAATTCAGTTGGAACCGTGAAGTTTCTTCCCTTGCCGGTTTTCTGCTCTACAATATCCAGATGATAGCGACCGCTCTCGTATACCACGTCTGAAAGCGTAAGGTGCAGTATATCAGAGATTCTAACTCCGATGTTGGCTTGCACTACCAGTAATGTAGCAAGCCGTTTGTTTGGCTTAAATACGTGTTCACCGTAATTGAAGCCTTTGCGGATTGCGGTTATGATTTCTTTGTAGGTTTCCTTGTCTAATGCTTTTGTTTTTTTGTTCATGCTGAACACTCCTTTCTTTTTACACCCGGTAAGCAAAATATTTTGATACCCCCCTACCTTTCAAATTTTCAAGGTTGGAGAGAGATTTTTTGCGATTTCGGAATTTTCGCCCGATAATGCAAATTTTTTAATACCCCCCGGGGTTACTTATTTTTATAGTTGCAGGGTGAATTTTTTCAAATTGATTTATATTAACAGTTTTTGCACTGTTTTTTACTTTGCTGATTTTAGATACACTAAATAAAGGCTTGCCCTTGTGAGACGTTTCAAGGCTTATATTTTGCCTTTTTATCTCGTGAGCCTATAAACTTGCTATAGATATATAAAATCAGTATACGGCTAATACAAGGCGTTGTCAAAGTGCTATGTATTTTTGCATCCAAACCAAACCGGAATACATCCGGCAGGGGAAAAACAGCCTTTTGTTTTTTGGTATCGCAAACACACCGCCGACAATTTGCGAAAAGCAAAACGGCAGCAGGGCGCACACCTACCAAAAGCAGGCAAAGCGCACGACAAAAAGCCGGAACGCATCCGGCTAATTGTGATACAATTTTTTGTTTTTACCAATAACAGAATCAAAAAATTTCCTTGCTTCTGTTTCTGTCTCAAACGTACGGCAAAACTCCGAAAAACTTCCGGACCAACTAACCCGCCACATAATAACGCCCCCTTTCTGCTTTATTTGCCCTAAATATTGGAAAGCAACCGCCGGCAACGAACCGGCGCAGCTTTTGCGTTTGCCATCTCTTACAGTGTAAGAAATTCTATAAAATTGTTATAATTGTTTACCGGCAAATTGCTATATTTCTCGGCTCCATCTTTGGTTATAAGATGATAACCAAAAAACGCCCGGCGTCGTGTTTATGTTGTAAAATTTGGCAATTTCTAGAATTTCTTCATATGTCGGAATTGTCAACTTTCCAATAGTTCCGACAATAACGCCGTTTTTTGATTCTCCTATTTTTGTAAAACATCCAGCTATTTTTTTTCATAATATAACCACCTTCCTATTTTTTATTATATCCCTCAAAAGGGAAAAGCAAGCCGGGGAATCGAACCCCGGAAAACGCCACCGCTTGCCTAAATAAGTACGCCTAAGCGCCTACAATCTGCTTTTCTGTCACAAAGGATTTTCCATTTCTCAAAATCGCCCTTGATGTTTTCAGCGGTAATGGTTTCTTCCCATTCGTTCCGCGCCTTAATATAAGCGGCTTTTGCTTCTTCTTTTTGTTTCTGTAATTTTTCCATGAATATCATTTTTTTCGCCTTTCTGGTCTGCCATCATCAGAGCCGGGAGACCATCCCGCGGCTGACGCTCCGAAGCTGGAGCGTTTCGGCTAACTGTAAATATATTCTGCTTTTCTAATCTTTCCTTTGTTGATAAGATTTGAAAAATGCTTCGTAGCTCTATCAATACCTTTATCATTTTCAAAATCTTCATAGAAGTAATAAATCACTCCGGTTTCTCCAGATGAAAAATTAAATGTGACTTTTACACCAATACCAGATATATCTTTTCTGTTTAATTTATTTTGCATTTCATGTCTTGTCATTATTCTATCCTTTCTGCACTCGTTACCTCCGGGGCGGAGCGTTTTGACTATTTCAATAACTCATTTATTTTATTTTCATAAGTTGCAATCAATTTTTTGTTGCAACTTATTTTTTTCAGCTTAGAAAGTTGTTCTACGAGCCGGCTTTTTATATACTTATGCCACTTTTCAAACTCTTCCTGGCTGTGCTGTTCCTTGCTTGCTACACCCTCAATATAAAATTGTATATCTTGGTCGATTAGAGCCGTAAGGCTTTTAACTGATACAAACATATCAATACCCCCCTTCTTTTTCGACATATGCGAAAAATCTAGCTGCCTCGGAGTGTTCAAGGTACTTTATTTTGTCCGCATCCTCGCAAGCCTCCAAGGCGTCAGCGTCTACCACGAAAAAACGTTCTTTCGTTTCTTCTGGCAGACATTTTTTTATAAAGTTTGCGCCGGCTTCCGCTGTGTTAAACTTTGCGACGGTAACAACTTTCGTTATTCCGTCGTCCTGTGTTTTCTTGTCAATCTTGTAGGCAACCGCCCACGATAATTTATTGATTTTCATTTTTTACGCCTCCTTTACGATTTCAAACTTGTCAATATTTCCTTTTTTCATTTCCTCCAGAATTTCCGCAACTTCTTCTTTTATGCTTCCTTCTGTTGGCTCTGTGAAAGTGTAATTTTCGTTGTATTTCTTTCCTGTAATCTTGATTCTGTAAACTGTTTTCATAATTCTTTACCTTTTCGGGAATCTATGATATAATTCCCTTACCTTTCTTTTTGATTGGTGGCGGTTCGTTCTTGGTAGGGGCGACCGCCTTTTTTGTTTCTGTATATAATATAACCTAAAACTAGAATAATGTCAAGGGTTTTTGTAATCTTTTTCGAGAATATTTTTTATTGCTTTCTTCCTATATATATGATACAATAAAAAGCGTTAGGAGGTGATGAACTTTTGATAAGATATAAAACCGATGTTCTGGAATTGCTAAAAAAGCACGGATACAATCAAACACGCATACAAAAGGAAAAACTGCTTTCAGGACAAACAAACGCAAATTTGCGAACTGGTAAAATGGTAAACCTTGATACCATAAATAAAATTTGCATTATGTGTCGCTGCCAACCGGGCGACATTCTGGAAGTGATTCCAACGGACGAAGAAAAAATAAAATTCTTTTGAAAAAGTAGTTGACGATATTCTAAAAGTAGGTTATAATCGACTTATCAAAAGAAAGAAGAGAGGAGGTGCCGCATATGGAACAGAATAGAATAACGATTCCCCAGTGGCAGGGAATCAAAGCAGGACAGGAAGTAGAAACCGGATTTCCTGGAATCGTTCTTACGGCTCCAAGTGAACCGGGGGAATATACCCTTTATGAATGCGCAGAGGGTAACACCCATGCCGGATGGGTATTTAAAAAAAACAAAATAAAAAAATCAAAAAAAAGAAAGGGCACGGCGCAAGCCGTGAAATGGTGGAAAATATGAACGCAATCAGATTATTAAAAGGGGAGCGAAGACTAACAAACGAGGAGCTGAAGAAGTTTCAGAAAGGTGATACCATTTGGGGCAACGATGAAAACCCCGAAGAGTTGAAAAGATGGACAATTGAAGAGAAAGAGGAAGCCAAAAAAGAGCTTGCCGCTCTACGTTGCCGATATGCTCGCTATAATGAGCATTTGACGGACGTTGAAGAATACGCTTTGGAGTACTTCAAAGCAGACGAAAGCGGCGAATTTGTCGAGGGTTCCGATTTTGAACTTGCCGTAATGGATTTCGATTCATTTCAGCATGAATCCCTAAAAGGAAACGGAGTTCAGAACGACGCCGCCAACGTCTGGGTTGATGTTGACGGAAAACAATACACTGTTGATATTTCCGACGTTCTCGACCATGAAGAAGCGGAGCCGTTCGAGGCTTCGGATGCGTTGGAAAGCAATTTGGACGCTGAAGCATGGACGGAACTATATAGCCAGTATCTTGGCGAGTGATTCCAGAAAGAGAAAGGGCGGCTTTTTAGCCGTCTTTTTTTGTGTGTTTTTGTTATTAGTTTGTTATCAACTTGTAATCATGTTGTATACAGTTTCGCTAACAACTTGTAGACAATCTGTTTCCAAAGTGTAACATAGATAAGATAAGGTAAGAAAAGAAAAGAAAAGTATATATATAGTCGGGCAGATTCCCCGACGACGTACCCGGATTCATAAAAAACGGCTCGAACTCGACAAATAAATATTATAAATTTATTATTGACATGGTGTTGTATATCGTGTATAGTAAGGGCAGACATTAAAATACTGCTCTGGAAACAGTAGCACACAGACGGCAGCATATATAAACGCTGACGCAAGAGGATAACTTTTTATTTTTCTTGTGTTGGCGTTTTTTTTATTTTTGAATGTTTGGAGATGATGTTATGAAAGATAATGTTGTTAAGAGCGAGATAGGTATTGAGGTATACCAGAACGACATATATAGGCTAGTGGATGAGTACATAGACACGGAACTAGATGGAGATGTAGAAAGCGTAACAGATAACTTTGTAGCTATGATATTTTATATAGCCGATAATATTCAAAAGCCTAGCCATGATGATATAAATTTATTAGATAATTTATTTAATATTTATATTCGTTTATGTGCAAAATATAAAGTATTACCAACCTTGGAAGTATTTAGTTTTTTAACTGGTATACACAGAACCACCTTTACTGATTGGGCCAATGGGTTGTATAGAGTTAATAGCGCGCATGGCATCACAGTCAAAAAATGGTTCGATGTTTGTAAATCTTTCACGCTTAATCGCTTGCACAACCAGAGCGGCACGAACGCCAATTTGATATTTGTTGCAAAGGCGGCGTATGGGATGGCGGAGGCGGCACCGGTGCAGGTCGGCAACCAAAACAATCAAGCATTAGCCGATAGCGAGCTTCCAAAGTTGACGAATCCGGCACAAGAGGCAATAGAAATCGAGCAAAAAGACGGATAAACAACAAAAAAGCGTTAAAGTTCGTAAAATTGTAGTTTTACGAACCGAGGAAAAGAGAGGACGGACAGCCTACCCCCTACCCCTCTATTGAGGAATCAAAAAACCGGCTACTAAGTCCCCCATACTTCCGAAAAAATAAAAAAGGGGTTTTTGAGAATGGAAAATGAATTGTTAAAAACAGAATACTCAAAGGCGTTTGACGATAAGCGGAAAGCGTTGATATGTCAGAGTTATTACAAATATGGCAAGGCAAGTAGAAATTTTGCAACCGGAAATGTGGATGCGATTGGAAGTCTTAAAAAATGTCTTGCGAAGTTTGAAGAAACTGGAAACACAGAATATCTTTGCGACGTAGCAAATTACGCAATGTTCCGTTTCATGTTTCCGCAGAACGGAGAGCATTTCAAAAATACGGATTCGGATGGTTCGGCAGGAATTGTTGGAATGAGTGTAAAAGAAATGGAGGACTTCAAGGATGGACGATAACGAAAAACTGTGTTGTGGAAATTGTAAATATGCTGCATATAGCCGTGAGAATGGTTATGTGTGCGAGAATATGGACAGTTACTATGCATCTGATTATGTCGAATACGACCACAGATGCGAAGAGTGGAGGAGCCGTGATGATTAGTTTTTTGATTCGATATATTGCTGTGGTTTATTTTGGATTCATGGTGGTAGTTTCGTTTTTGAACATAGTGTTAGGCGAAAAACCACGTGAGAGAATAATATCAATAATCAATTTTTGTGCGTCCATTGTGGCGATATATTTTATAACTCATTAAGAGTTTTACCATATCCCTTGAACTCTTAAACGTGATAAGGAGTGTGAATCACAAAGAGGGGCAATGTATATCCGTTCTAGCCGAGAGCGAATCGGAATACAACACCGGCAATTCGGTGTATATGGTTTGTTCATGTTTTGCTTTGACATGAACCTTCTTTCGTCCACTAGCGGAAAGCTGATTAAAGGACCGTCACAAGGTCCGGTGGGGTTTATGGTTTCGTTGCGATAGTTCCCAGTGTCCAAAGTAGCCGGACGCAAAAGAATCGCAACAGTGCGGATTAAAACACAGATGCATGTATGCCAATCCGTACTTACGGCAATAGCATAATGGATAATGCGTTGTGTAGAATCCCACTATACACAAAGAATCGTAGTTCAAATCCACGGTTGCCGATTTCCCCGATAGAGGGGATGATGCAATGCAAAGGTACCTAGAATTTTCCTGTTTTGCGATATAATCATTAGTCATTTGAATGGGTGCCTTTGCTGATGTGTGGCGCAAAGGGTAGACGCAGGAAACCACAAGTACAATGCCAAAGTGAGCCGAAAGGATATGGACAAAGGCATCATGTGAGGTTCGATTCCTCACCACATCAATGTTCCGGTTCGCTACCGGATAAGCAAGCGTTTCGGTATTCCTTGCTGAAATAATTAAAATGCTTGTGTTGGTTGTATGACAGTAGAGTATGGACAGAATAGTAATAAGTGACCAGATAATACTTTCCAACACAAGAAACCGAATATAACTGGAGGTGTAAAATGGCAAGAATAGAAAATATCAAGGTTTTTGGAATTGAAGATAGTTTTAAGGCAAGCAAATATCCGTTTGCAGTAGATATAAATGCTGTGAATGACGAATTTACCGATAGAATTGATAATCTTGGAAGATGTGACATAGGCACAGGGCATGACAATTTCCTTAACGGAGTGATTGTTCAGTTTGATTTGACATTCAGCAATAAGGCGTGGGTGGAATTGCAAAGATACCACTTTATTGACTTTGTATCGAGTCAGTCAACAATGCACTGTATTAGCAAAATGGATATTAAGTGTATGTGCAACGGTTATGTGTCTGATGCAGTTATCGCAGAAGTCGAGAGATTGAAAGAGATTTACTTGAAAACAAAAGACAGCGAAGATTATTTGCAACTGTTATACAATATTCCGTCTGGATTTGAGTTGACTGCGAGGATGACAACAAATTATCGCCAGTTAAAGACGATTTACAAGCAGAGAAGAAATCACAGACTACCAGATTGGCATATATTTTGTGATTTTATTGAAAAATTACCACATAGCAAGTTGATAACTGGAAAGGATGATTAGGCATGTGTGAATTTTGCAAAAACATTTATACCAAAGATTACACAAGCACAAAATACAAAGATTACATATACAAAGATGAACACGGTGTTTATATACATTTTGCAACCGGAGATAGTTTTATGGATTTTGATTATGAAATCAATAATTGCCCTATGTGTGGTAGGAAGTTGGTGGATTGATGATTACACAGCAAGATGTTCACAACCATATAGTTTTAAATGCAAATGATTGGCAGAAAAGATACTTGTCTATGCAATGTGGAAATGATGTTGAAAAATTAAAAGAAGTTGAAAAAAGTATGGCTAATATGGTAAATGGTGTTGTAAAGGCATTGAGAAATAGCGGTGTTGATTATTTAAACAAGATTGTTTGAGGTGGATTATGAAACATGAAAAGGAATGGTATACTTGCGACAGGTGTGGGAAAGAGATAAAAGTAGGGCTGTTGTGTATGAAATCAATCACACAAAATGGCATATTAAATATTACCTACGATTTATGTAATAAGTGTATGGAAGATTTTGAGGTGTTTATGGAAAATGAGTGATGTAAGATTGGTTGGTAAGATTGATTCACGGAAATTGGTTCCTTGTTTCAACGAAAATAATAGAATACCTGCAAATATGATTTCGGAAAGTAATGCGATTTTGAGTTTGGGTGTAAAAGCATTAAGAGAATTGCATGATTGTGGTATAGAAAATTTTGTTTTGCCTAGTGAAGAAATCACAGAAAGGGTATTGAAGAGGTGATGGATAATTATGCGTTTTATGTTTAGAAAAAGAAGAAAACGAAAATCAAAACAAGTAACATTAAAAGACTTAAAAAAAGATTTTGATAAAAACGGAGAATACAGATATGTTCTTGTTACGATTGAAACAAAAAAGCCATATGCAATTGCAAAAACATACAAAGACGCAATGGAAGCGGTGGAAAGAAGTTACGAATATGATTATCCTTTATACGTTGTTGATTTGCTTTATTGGAAAGGATAGTGAAAATGAAAATGCTATTTAGATTTATAAAAAACATAAAGTCTTTTTGGAAATTCTACAAGGATTATGAGTACAACGGAGAAGATTGCGAATTTATCATTGAGAATTATCAAGAGGTTTTGTGTGGAAGAACAAAGACAATGAGTAAGCCTACATATCGTGCATCGGCTGTAATAGCGGAAATAGATGAATGGTATAATGAATCTTTGAAATCAGTATATGGATGCGAGCCAATTGAAAAAGAAAAAATCAAGATAATATCTGACGGAGAAACCGCAAAGCTATTTATTGATGGTAAAAAAGTGCCGGGTAAAGATGTTGAATTACATTTCAGTGCCCATGCAGGAAAAGAACCAATGATTGTAATTGATGCAAATTGGATAAAAACAGATGAAAACAATGTACCAATGTTAAATGAGAAAAAGACGGAAGTTTTAACAGAAGGTATTAAGATAAATTGTTAGGAGTGTGTCATTATGAAAATAACAGAAATGAATAATTGCATTGAAAAAATGAGAGAGTGTTACAGTTTTGATGATGATAAAACGGAAATATGGCTTGGAGAAGATGTGCGTAGTTCATGTAATAGATATATTTCTGTTTGTACAAAAGATGAAAATGGAACACAAATTGAAATGACAAGGCGTGCAGATGAATTAGTTGAAAAGTAATTTCCGATTATCGGAGGAAAGGATAGTGAAGTAAAAATGAAAAAGATACCTACGTTGTTTGAAAGAAAATATATAAGCAATTGCGTTGTAGAAACACTTCCGATTGTAACAAAAGGTATGGAATGGGTTTTGAATGGAGATGGAGTCGCAACGGTAAAATTTGATGGTTCATGTTGCGCGATTATCAACGGAGAATTTTACAAGAGATATGACGCAAAGAACGGTAAACCAGTTCCAAAAGGAGCTATTAAATGTCAGGAAAAGGCAGACCCAATTACAGGGCATTTTCCATGTTGGGTAAAAGTTGATGATAAGAAACCGGAAGATAAATGGTTTATTGAAGCATACAAGAACGCTATTGATGCTGGAAAAATTGAAACCACTAATAGCGGATTTGCGAGCGGGAAAATAAGCGAACACAGAGAGTTTATTTATCCCAAAATGCAAGATGGAACTTATGAAGCGATTGGAGTTCATTTTCAAGGAAATCCATATAACTTACGATTTGATACGATAGTAAAACACGGAACAATAACCATAAATGTTGAAAGAACATTTGATGGAATTAAGAAATATCTATCCGAACATTACATAGAGGGTTTGGTATTTTGGAAAGACGGTATTCCTCAATGCAAAATTAAAAGGTCGGATTTTGGATTTGAGTGGAACAGTAAATAATTAAATTTCCGGCTAACAAACGGAGTTAGTCGCTAACCTAGAAAAATTATAGGCAGGATGCCTATTATAGCATCTCTGCTTGTGTGGAGGTGCTTTTTTAATGCATACAATTGAAGATGAGAAAAATATAAAAGAATACGAAAAATACATATTACGGAATGGTATAGACCGTAGTGTAATAGATGCATATTGCGAAGCAAGTAAAATTATACTTTGCGGAAGAAAAGACCGTGAATATGGATTGGAAGTTTCTACAAGAGCAAAAGAACTGATTTTTGAGTATATAAAATCAATTACAAATGGTGCTGATTTTAATTGGCTTGAAACACAATCTCAAAAAAACAAGCAGTCGTATGATATTTTAGATAAATATTACGATTTACTGCTTTATGAAGCACCTTACATTCTTGATAGTTACATTCTTTACATAGAAAAAAACAGACCTAAGAAAGAAAGATTTTACGAGCCTAGAAGAAAAACCCTTAAACAAGTTGCCGATAAGTTGCAGGAACTTGAAGATGGAAAACTTGACGAATTGTTTATTCACATGCCGCCAAGGGTTGGAAAACTTATTTCGGATGATACACCAGTATTTACGAGTAAAGGTTGGAAAAAACACGGAGATTTAAAGGTTGGAGATTTGGTTGTTGGTTTGGATGGTAGATATGTAAAGGTAATTTGCGTTCATCCAAAACACCACACAACGCATACTGTTTTTCTTTCAAATGGAGAAAGTATAGATTGTCACGAAAACCACGAATGGACGGTTTTTGACAGAAGAAGCGGAAAATATAGAACAGTAGAGACAAAACAACTAATCGGACACTTAAAAAACGGAAATAGAAATAATTTCATGTTACCACACAAACCAATGATGGATGGAGAGTATAAGGAAAATCTTAAAGTACCTCCTTATGTTCTTGGTGCCTGGCTTGGAGATGGTACAAATAGAAAACCATTTATTACGGGTGATAAAAAAGACCACGCAATAATAGATAAAATTGTTAGGCTTGGTTACAAAGTAGAAAGAAAGTACATACATAAAACAACGGGGGTTGTTACGTATGGGTTTGGAAGAAAACTTGTAGATGGATTAAGATTTTATAATATGTGTTTTTATACACATACTATGCCTAAACACATACCGGTTGATTATTTAACTGCGTCAATAGACCAAAGATTAGAATTACTTGCGGGCCTTATTGATACAGACGGTTGTTTTATAAAAAAAGAAAACAGATACCAATTTACGACCGCTGATGAGTTATTGAAAAATGATTTTGAAACTCTTATAAATTCATTTGGATGGAGATGCTGCACTCAAGAGATTGAGCCAAGAACATCATCAAGCGGAATAGTTGGCAGAAAAAAATATTGGAATATATCTTTTAATCCAACAGAACATATCCCTTGTGCTCTTTATAGAAAGAAAATTTACGAATTTTCTGAAAAAAGAAGAGTTGCTATTTGTGATATTAAAGAGAGCGAACATAAACCTGGTAACTGCATAACAGTTGATAGCGAAGATGGATTATATATGATTGGAAAAACTATGATTCCAACTCATAATTCACAGATAATAACGCTTGCTATGTCATGGCATTGTGCAAAAGACGCAGAAAAAAGCAATTTGTATGTGACATACAAAGAGGGATTAGGCGGAGCATTTTTAACTGGTGTCATGGAAATCTGGACAGACCCAACATATTGTTTTTCCGATGTATTTCCAAAAGTAAAAGTTGCTGATACGGATTCAAAAAATCATAAAGTAGACCTTGTGAGAAAAAAGAAGTACAAAACACTTTCTGGAAAAGGATTGGAAAGTGGACTTAATGGAGAATATGACGCTTACGGATGGATGGTATTGGATGATATTCTTGAAGGTATTCAAGATGTGCTTAACCCGGACACACTCAAACGAAAGCAGATTATCTTTGACAATAATGTAATGTCACGTAAAAAGGAACAGTGCAAACTAATCCATAATGGTACAATTTGGAGTTTGCACGACCTTTATAGTGATAGATTGGATTTTTTGCAGAATAACCCAGAAGCAAAAAATATCAGATATGACATTTTGAAGATACCGGCTTTGGACGAAAACGATGAAAGCAACTTTGATTATGATTACGGTGTTGGATATACAACGCAATACTACCGGACGTTAAGAGCAAAGTTTGAAGAAAACGACGATATGGCATCTTGGTATGCGCAGTATCAGCAGGAACCAATTGAAAGAGACGGTGCAGTTTTTAATCCAGAACATATGAGATTTTACAATGGTGTATTGCCGGAAGAAGAACCTTACAGAATATGTGCGGCTTGTGACGTTGCTTTAGGAGGAGAAGATTATCTCGCATCTGCGGTGGCTTATATGTACGAGGATGGTTCAATTTACATTGACGATGTTGTTTTCGACAACAGTGAAAAGAAAATAACCAAACCTAAAGTTGCAAACATGTTTATTGATAATGATGTTGGAAGTGCGTTTTTTGAAGCAAATCAAGGTGGAGAAGGATATAAGGATGAAATTGAAGAATTACTAAAGAAAAAAGGACGAAAAATAAATCTACGTTCTGAATATGCACCTACAAACATGAGAAAAGAGCAAAGGATATGGGATAAGGCTGGAAGTATTAGAGAGTTTTATTTCCGTGATGTTGGATGTCGAAGTCATGAATACAGAAAATTTATGACAAATTTATATAGCTTTACGGTTACTGGAAAAAACAAACATGATGATGCGGCGGATTGCCTTGCGTCTTTAGCATACTTCATTGAAGGAAATTGGAGCATGGCAAAAATAGAAGTGCCAAAAAACCCATTTAGAGGAGGTTATAGAAATTATGGATACTAAAACATATTTACAGCAAATTAGTAGACTTGACCGAATGATAAACAATAAGTTATCTGAAATACAGCAATTTAGAGAGCTTGCACGAAGTGTTTCTGCTGTAAAAAATGAAGAAAGAGTAAAGACAAGTCCTAACTTTGACAAAATGGGTTCTACCTATTGCAAAATTGAAAAGATGGAAAAGGAATTGGATGATTTAATCGACACCTATGTAGATAAAAAGAATCTTATTGTTTCACAAATTGATGGAATTGACAACGAAACTTATTATCATATTTTGTTTGCTCGGTATGTTGAGAAAAAGACATTTGAAAAAATTGCAGATGAAATGACGTATTCATGGAGGCAAACAATTAGAATACACGGAAGAGCATTGCAGGAATTTGAAAAGTTATATGGAAAAACATACAAAGATTGATAATATGTCATAGTATGTCATATCGCAATTATTATATAATATAAAATGAGGAAATCAAAATAAAACACTGCCAAAAAAAGGCGGTGTTTTTTTATTGCAAGAAACGAGGTTTTTATGACGGAACCAAAAACGATATATTGTCCAAGATGTGGAAGAAAAGTAGCCACATGGGATGGACGTTCCAGTATGAATATTTCTGTGAATTGCAAAAAATGCAGAAAAAGAGTTGTTTACCATGTAGATACTGGAACTACAGAGTTGAAAAAAATAGTACAAAGGACAACATCGAGTGGAATGACGTTTTGTTAGTGAGGTGCTTTAATGTTTAAGTATTATGGAAAAAACATAAGACCGTTTACGGCAGTAAATCAATGCAATTTTGGAAGAAAAGTAATTTCTACAAATAAATCCAAAATTACAAAATTAAATATTGTCGAAGAATTAAACAAGGCACTTTCGATTCACACGCAGAATGCAAAAGAAATCAATTACCTTGATAGATATTACAGAGGAGACCAGCCTATTTTATACCGTAAAAAGGTAAATAGGCCGGAAGTAAACAACAAACTTGTTTTAAATCTTGCTTATGAACTTGTTGAGCGTAAAACTGCTGAAATATGTGCAGAGCCTATTCAATATGTGTTACGTGGAACAGACGATAAGAAATCAGAAGAGATTACGGAGCTAAATGTTACGATGGATTCTGAAAGCAAGCAAGAAGTAGACATTGATATTTGCCGTTGGCGAAGTATTTGCGGTACGGCTTATAGATTTGTTGGAAATGACAACGGAAACGGAGATTTGCTTGACGAAAGCGACTTTGCTTTGTTTTCGGAAGACCCACGCTATACGTTTGTTGTTTATTACTCAAATAGAAAACCCGCATTTTCTTGTCAAATCAGAGAAGATGAAAACGATAATTCAATATATTTTTGCTATACGGAAAGAGAGTATTTTGAAATTGTTGACGGAAAAATTAAAAGTAGTGGGTTGAACGGAAATAATGCTATTCCGGTTGTGGAATATCCAAATAATGCAAGAAGATTATCGGATATTGAAATTACAATTCCTATTACGGATTCAATCAATACATTATCTTCTGACCGGGTAAACGGCATTGAGCAGTTTGTTTCTGCATGGATTAAATTTGTGAATTGCGAGATTGACAATGAAACATTTTCACAGATGAGATTAGAGGGTGCTTTAGTTGTTAAATCAAATAATGGCGAAAACAAAGCCGATGTTGATGTTATGACAAATGAACTGAACCAAACAGAAAGTCAAGTTGTTTTTGATGATTTGTTTGAAAGGTTTTTGAGTATTCAAGGATTGGCTAATCGTTCCAATAACAATGCCGGAGGTGATACTGGAAATGCAGTAAACCTACGAAACGGACATTATGATGCAGGACTAAGAACGGCAATCAATGAACCGATACTAAAAAAATCGGAAAGAATGTCTCTTAGAATTATACTGAATCGTTTGCGTATAAAGCGAAATTTTACGCTTATGCCAAGCGATATTGAAATACATATCAACCATAACAAAATAGATAATCTGCTTACAAAATCAGAAGCACTTAAGATGCTTCTTGAAGCAGGCGTTGATTACAAAAGAGCAATTAAAACCGTTGATTTGTTTAGCGACAGTGAAGCGGTTGCTCTTGAATCAAAAGACAGAATGGAATATCTGTACCCGACAAGTAAGGATGTTGTAACAGAACCAAATAACAACCCAGTAAATAAAGAGGTAGTCGAATAGACTATCTCTTTTATTTTATAAAAATTTGCAGTTGTGCGTAAAACAACAGAACAATTCAAGCGGAGCAAACCGTGTTAAAAAACGTGAATTGATGGAGGTAATTATGACTAGAGAACAGGCAAAACAGAAACTTATTTCTTTTGGAGTTGAAGAGCCAACGGATGAGCAGATTTCAGATTTGCTTAATTCAATTAACGCTGAAACAAAGAAAGAAAAAGACAGGGCAGATGGATACAAGGAAAAAGCTAATAAGGCTGACGAATTACAGACACAGCTTGACGAGCTTAACAGCCAGAACATGACAGAGCTTGAAAAAGCAACAACGGCACTTGAAGCGGCAAACAAACAAATTGCGCAGCTTGAAAAGAAAGACACAGTTCGCACACAGAGAGCAAATGCAATGGAAAAGTTTGGTATTACAGCAGAGCAGGCAAGCAAAGTTGTTACAGATGATGGTGTTACAGATTATGAGGTTCTCGGTCAGATTTTTGCCGACAGTAAAAAAACGGCTATTGCTGAATATGAGAAACAGAAACTTGACGATACACCTAATCCGGGTGGTTCTACAGGTGGAAGTGGAGAAGAAAAAACAAACGCTGAAAAACTTGTAGAGAAGTATTACAGCGGTCAGAAACAGAATAATGACGTTTTATCACATTATGTAGGAGGTAATTAAAATGATGCAGTTTGAACAGACAGCATACGAGGGTGATGTAAACATCCTCAAAAGAAAACCGTTTGAGGGTATTCCTATGACACTTGATTTTACAAGTGTAACAGAGAAATTGGCGAATGGGAAAAAGGTTGTTAAGGCTGGAACACCTATTGGAAAGACAGGAGTTGCAGACAACACAGCAACAGTAGTTGGTATTTTGCTTCATGATGTAACCGAAGATAGACCACAGGGTACATTGCTTAAAAAAGCTTATATTGATGAAACAACAGCCAAAAATCATTCGGGTGTAACCATTGATGCAGCAGTTAAGACAGCACTGCCAATGATTGTATTTGAGTAATTAACAGGAGGTAAAAAGAATGTTAGTAAATGATGTAGTAGATACAAAAGCCATTGCGCTTGCAGCTACAAACGATGCAAGCAATGATATTCCTTATCTTGGATTACAGTGGTTCCCGGAAAGAAAGAAATCGGGACTTGATTTAAAGTGGATTAAAACACACAAAGGACTTCCGGTTTCGTTAAAGCCGTCAAACTTTGATGCATTGCCTACCATTCGAGCAAGAGAGGGATTAAAAACAGAAAAGACACAGATGGCATTTTTCCGTGAACAGATGGTTATTACAGAGGAAGATGCACAGGAAATCGACAGAATTAAGGATGAAAACGACCCGTATTTACAGGGGGCATTACAAAGTATCTATGATGATACCACAACACTTGTAAGAGGTGCAGAGGTTGTTCCGGAAAGAATGAGAATGGCTCTTCTTGCCACAGCAAAAGGACACCCAACAATCGGAATTGAATCTGATGGCGTTAAGTATGAGTATGATTACGACCCTAACGGAGAATATACCGCTAAGCATTACTTAAAGTTGCAGGACACAGCAATGTGGAGCGACACAGTAAATTCAAAGCCACTTACCGACCTTAATAATGCAAGAAAAGCACTTGCAAAACTTGGTAAGGTTGTAACATATGTTCTTATGAACTCTAACACATTTAATTATCTGTTAGAGAACAAGCAGGTTAAAAATGCAATTCTTGCACAGAACCTTACAGCAAATATTGAACTTACAGACGATAATGTAATTTCAATCGTTAAGTCAAGAACAAAACTTACCATTGTTCTTTATGACAAAATGTACATCGGTGATGATGGCAAGGAAGCATATTTTTATCCAGATGATAAGGTTACATTACTTCCGGCCGGTGCTCTTGGCGGCACATGGTTTGGTACTACACCAGAAGAGAGAACAGCTTCACAGGTGGCTGATGTAGACGTATCTATGTACGGAGTAGGAATTGCAGTAGCAAAGAAAGTTGAGTACGGTCCACCAGCTATTACATCTGTAACCGCTTCTGAGATTGTGCTTCCATCTTATGAAAATATGGATTCAACATTTGTAATTGAGGTTCATTCACAAGAGTAGGAGGTATTAAGCATGATATATCCCTATATCGTAAATAAGAATGGTATTTGGTATGAAGCAGGAGAAGATGTTCCAGAAAATAATTCAAAAGAGGTGGAGAAATCCACCTCTAGTTTTTCTGAAAATACAAATCTGTCTGCTGAGAAATCTTATACCAAAACAGAAATCAATCGTATGTCTACCGCTGATTTACAAAAACTTGCTAACGAGCAGGGATTTGATAAAGCGGAAGAAATTAGCGGCGCAGATTTAAAGAAAATGTTGATTGAAAAATTCGGATTATAGGAGTTTGAATTATGGATGAAGCAATGGAAGTAGGACTGCAAGAAGAAATTATTGCAGATTTGACAATTGAATATGGAAATGAGCCTACGTTTAATGCTGACATAATTTTAGTAAAGGTCAAAGATGCTATACGAGAAGTTAAGAGCAGAAGAAACTATCAGGCAACATCTTACACAGATGATGAAGTTGAGAAAGACCTTTACGATAACTACTATTCCGTAATTAAGAATTTGGCAGTATATGATTTTGCACAGATGGGCGCACCATTTGAAAGTAGTCATAGCGAAAATTCAATTTCAAGGACTTGGGTTAGTCGTGATGATATTTTGAAATGCGTTTATCCATTTGTGCAGGTCTTATAGAAGATTGTGCGTGAGTTGTTTAGAGTATCTAAATTTCTCGCAGGGCGTTTCGTGTAAGCGGTGGAGGGCAACGAAACACTATAATTTGCGGAAAGGCGGTAAGGTATGAATATTGAGATTGCTTTACTTATTAGCGTTATTTCCGTTTGTTTTTCTGTTTACTTTGGACTAAAGAATAATAAGCGGACAGACACAAAAGATATAGAAGAACGCGTAAAAGACAACACAAGAATCAATGTAAAACTTGATGATATAGGTCAAGATACTAAAGCGATTAAATCAGAAATATCATCCATGAGGGAAGATATTAAAATGCACAATGACAGAATTATTAAAGTTGAAGAAAGTTGCAAGCAGGCTCATCACAGGCTTAACGGACTTGAAGAACGTCTCAACGGAAAGGAAGTAAGAAAAGATGGATAGTATTATGAGTTATGTAAAACCGGAACTGATTGTAGTAGCAGTTGTTCTGTATATTATCGGTGTCGGAATTAAAAAAATGGATATTATCAAAGATAAGTACATTCCTTGTATTTTAGGTGTACTTGGTATTTTGCTTTGTGCCATTTGGGTAATGGCAAATACATCTATTGGAACAGTACCAGAAATGCTTATGGCAGTGTTTACATCAATTGTTCAGGGTGTTCTTGTTGCCGGATTGAGCGTATACGGAAATCAGCTCATTAAACAGATTAAATCAAGTGAGTAGGTGGTTGCCTTGATGACGTTGGCATCTAACAAACAAAGAATGTTTTATTCTTTACAAGATGATGAAATTCCAATTTACGAAAGTTATACAGACGAAGAGGGAAATGTAATTTACATTACGGATGATGATGGAAACAAGATTGAAACCGGAGAAACAACAATTGGTTATACAAAACCAGTTGAGTTTAAGGCAAACATCACAAATAAGTTGAATGAAGTTGTATGGCAAGACTATGGTATTGATGATAGTACAAACTATGCACAAATCATTGTCAGTAAAGGTTATTTGCCTTTGAAATCCGGTAGCGTGATTTGGAAGAAGTCAGAAATCGTATACAAGGATGATGATAACACAATGCCAGATGAAAGCAGTGCTGATTACACAGTAAAAGGTGTTGCGGACGAGGGATTAAATGAGGACTTGTTCTTGTTAAAAAGGAATGTGAAGTAATGAAACAAAAAGTAAATATTCTTGGAACTGAATATATGGTTAAAGAAAAGGAATTAAAAGATGCTGATTGCGATGGTTATTGCGATTGCACAAATCATACAATCGTTATTCGTTCTGACAACTTTAACAATGTTGGAAATTTTAGGAATTTACAAAGCAAACAATTAAGGCATGAGATAATTCATGCTTTTTTAAGTGAGAGTGGCTTACAATCCAATTTTGAACATTCACAGCAATTTGGTCATGAAGAAACAATAGTTGATTGGTTTGCGATTCAATTTCCAAAGATTTTTAAAGTGTTTCAAGAACTTGATATTATGTAGGTGGTTTTATGGCAATAAAGACATTTAAAGCAAACTTGTCTGTAAGTGGATTAAATGCCCTTAAAAAACAACTTTTGCAGTATAGAGATGATTTACCTATCAAATGTAAACAACTTGTTTCTAGGCTATTACAAAGTGGTGTAGAGGTCGCCGAAACGAATATATCAGAGAGTCCATTAGGAAAGTATGTTACGGTTTCGACAAACATATCTGCTGACAAGATTGGGTGTAATGGTATATTGCTTGCCAAGGGGCAAGTAAAAGAACAAGATGGTTATGCACCGTTTAGCATATTGCTTGCTATTGAATTTGGTGCAGGTGTCCATTTTAACCCAACGCAAAATCCATTAGCCGGAAGTAAATTTCCTTATGGTGTTGGTACATTTCCGGGGCAGACACACGCTTATGACGATATGTGGTGGTACTGGAATGAAAAGGAACAAAAATGGATGCCTACGCATGGTGTAAAAGCCACTATGCCTATGTATAAAGCCGGAGAAGATATAAGAAGTAAAATTATAAAAACGGCGAAAGAAATATTTTGAAAGTAGGTGGTACATATGTCGGTGGAATGGGATGAATTAGTGCCATCTACTGTATTCACAAGGATAAAAACAAACTTTTCTGATAGTTTGAAAAAAAAATACAAAATGACAGATAAAAACTTTTCTTCCGTTGGCAGTAGTAATACACCAGCGGTTTTTCCTTTTGTAAGATTGCAATTGTTACCCGGTTCAGAAATCGGAGAAGATTTAGAGGGTGACAAAATCAATGCGGAAAAGTTTTCTTTTCAAATTGATGTGACTGATAATAAATCACAAGCAAGAGCAAAAGAAGTTATAAGGGAAGTTAAGAGAATTATGAAAACAATGCGTTTTCGTGGTTCTTCAATGCCTACGCAAGATGATACAAAAGACACTTACCGGCAAACTGCTAGATTTAGCAGAACAATCGGAAAGAATGATATATATTGACGTAAATACAAGCCGAAAGGCTTTATTTTTTTATCAAATTTAAGGAGGTAACAAGATGGCTTCAACAAGTTATTTGGCAAGAATTATCTACAAAGAACACAGTGAAGATGGATTTGCAGGAACATACAAATTGATGTTACGTGCAAAGTCAATCCCATCGCCAACATCTGCACCAAACACTGTAGAAAGTACCACGATGGAGGATGATGCACAGACTTTTGAAATGGGTATTAAACAGTCTGACGCAAAAGAGTTTGTAGGAAACCTTGAAAAAGATGATTTTAGTGCTCTTTTGAATGTTGAGGGTAAAAAATGCGACATTATTCAGTTGTATGGAACGGATGGCGTTGGTGGTGTTGCCAAATCAGCATATGTAGGGCAGATTACACCTACTGTAAATGATGTAGGCGGCGTAGATGAAATTCTTGAAATGACCGCTACCGTTGTTCAGAATACCGTGCCTAAATGGGTTACTGACCAACTTACAGTCGTTGATAACAAGGATGGTACTTTCACTGTTACAAAAGTGGGGTAACAAGCTATTCAACGAGAAACACTAAAAAGGCTGTGTTGAGTAGCGAGGATGAAGAGACAGCCGAACCGGAACTCGAATAATATATGCAGTAAAAAAGAGAGCCACCTTTCGGGGTGGCTCCTTTCCACTAAAAGTTGGGAAAGGATAAAGCATTATGGAATTAAAAGTTAAAGGTAAGGAATACAAGGTTAGATTTGGATATAACAGTTTCTGCGACACAGATTTGATGGACAGAACAAAGGATTTGCTTGGAATTTTTGACAGTGAAGAAGTTGAAAATGACAGTGATGTGGGCGGCATTGGCAAGGTTAAAGAATTGTTTTGCTGTGTTCGTGATTTGCTTTACGTTGGATTTCAGAAAGAAAATCCAGTTGAGAGCGTTCAGGAAGTAGGAGATATTCTTGACGATTACCACGATGAATCGCCAGATAAAGGAATCCTTGATTTGTTTACGCAGTTGACAGAGGAATTGATGAGTAAGGGTTTTTTGGGAGACCTGTTAAATCAGATTGGGGAGACAGAGGAAGCATCGGAGAAAGTAACGAAACTTCCGCAGGACCACAAGAAGCCACAGAAAAAATAAATAAGTCATACTCGGATTTTATATATGAAGATGTAATACCTCATTATCTTTCCTATGGAGTTTCTTACGATAGGATTATGGAAAGTTGTCCAAAAGACTTATATCCATATGACAAAGCGCATGAACTCCAGTTAAAAGAACAAGATGAATTGCAACATATATGGTGGGGCAATTATGGAATATCTGCTTTGATTGTAGCCATAGACAGTTGCTTGAATGGTAAATCAGCAAAATCGGAATATATTAAAAGTCCAATTATGTCAAAAATGTTTGAAGAAGAATATATAGCAGAAAAAGAAACAGAAGAACAAGAGATAAAGAAAGCAATTGAAATTGAAAAACAGTGGATGGCAAGGTCTATGAACAAAGGATTGCCAGAAACAATCATATAAGGAGTGTTAAAAAATGAAAAAAAAGCATTCAATTAGAATTGACAGAAAAAAGTTACATCCATGGTTAAACTACAAACTTGGACTTTTGCTTAAAGAGTGTGCAAAAAATGGAATCTATCTGATTATCACAGAGGGATTTCGTACAAAAGCATATCAGGATTCGCTTTATGCAAAGGGAAGAACAAAGCCTGGCAAGATAGTAACAAACGCTAACGGAAGTGCGTATTCTTCTCAACACCAGTGGGGTATTGCTTTTGATATTGCAATCAATGATTCTAAACTGCTTTATAACGATAAACTGATTAGAAAAGTTGCTAAGATTGCAAAATCAAAGAAAATCGGTTTGAAATGGGGAGGAGATTGGAAATCCATTGTTGATACTCCGCATTTTTACCTTGGAAAGTGGGGAAGTACAACAAGTAAATTAAAATCAACGTATGGTTCTTTTGATAAATTCAAGAAAACATGGACCGGCAAATTACGTTGCAACACATATTTGAGAAAAGGACGTTTGTTTACGTCTAAAAAACTTATGACAATTCAAAAAGGTGAAACCGTACGGATTCTGTGGAAATCAAAAGTAAGCAGAGTTGCCAAAATTGAGTATGCAGGAAAGTACGGTTTTATTAGATTGAAAAATCTTGCGTAATGCAAATGATAGATAGTGAGGTGTTAGTATGTCAGAAACAGTTGAATTGTTGGATATTAAAATAAATGCAACGGCAAAAAGTGCCAAAGATGAAATTACAAATCTTGTTGGTAAAATTGATGTATTAACATCTGCACTGTCTAAGATTAACGGTAGCAATTTAAGTGGACTTGCAAATGGAGTATCAAAACTTGGAAATGCTACCAAAACATTAAGCGGAGTAAAGGCAACCGACTACAATAGAATTGCAAAAGGATTTGAGCGTTTTGCGAAAATTGATGTTGGTGGATTATCTCGTACTGCCAGTGGTTTGAATACACTGGCAAATGGTCTTAACAATCTTGGAAACATTCAGAATCTTGGTGGCATTACATCTGCCGTAAATGCAGTTAAAAACCTTTCAAAAGTGAATATGGCTGGATTTGATACATCCAAAATGACAGAGATTGCAAATTCTGTTTCAAATTTAGCAACCAAACTTAGCGGTGTATCTGCAATTGAAAGCACTGTGACACGTGTTGTGGGTTCGTTAGCAAGGCTTTCTAATAGCGGTCAGTATATTAGTAATGTAACAACAGAATTTCCGATTTTAGGCGAACAAGTAGTAAAACTTGTACGCAAATTATCTTCTGCAAATGCAATTGATATTAGCATTACAAAAGTTGTAGAGGGTATTGCTAAACTTGCAAATGCCGGAAAGCGTGTTGGCGAAACAGTTGCAAACCTCGATAAACTTGGTAACGGTGTAATGAATTTGCTGAAAAAACTGCAAAATGCACCTCAAATTAACTCAAACGTAGCCAACACAATTCAAGGTCTTGGAAACCTTGCGTCAAGCGGTAGCAGAATTTCCACTGTTTCTGATAGAGCATCAACAAGCACTAAAAAACTTGGAAATGCACTTAGTTCATTGAAAGACAAATTAAAAAGCGCACATAAATCATCAAAAGGTTTTGTAAGTAGCATTGGTATGTTTTATGCTAAATTCTTTTTGGTAATTCGTGCTGTAAAGAAATTCGGTCAAGCAATTGGTTCGGCGCAGGACTACATTGAGGAATTTAACTATTTTTCGGTTGCGCTTGATAAGGTTGGAAAAGACAGTGCTAACCAGTTTAAGAAAGCCGGTTATAATAGTGCGGAAGAATATGCAGGAAGTTTCCGTAAAAGATTTGGAAAACTTCAAAAGCAGTTGACTGGATATGATGTTGATTATAACACTGGAGATGCAACAAATACTTTTTCACACAACCTTGGTTTGGATTTGACAGAGGTCATGAATTACAACGCCGCTATTGCGCAGATTACGAACTCTGCCGGTATGCTTGGTGAAACGTCGATTGATTCCGCAAAAGCACTTACTATGTTATCCGCAGACTGGGCGTCTTTAGCAAACTTAGACACCGCTGACGTTATGCAAAACTTTCAATCAGCTCTCGTCGGCCAGAGCAGGGCCGTTTATAAATACGGGCTTGACATCACCTCCGCTGGCTTAGCACAAACTGCGATGAATCACGGTATTACAGAAAGTATTAAGAATCTTTCGCAACAGTCCAAAATGCAGTTGCGTGTTTTGACTATGTTGGAACAGTCAAAGGTTGCATATGCTGATTTGGCACGTACAATTAACCAACCCGCAAACCAGTTGAGGATGTTGCAGGCTGGATTTAAGAAATTATCTTTGACAATTGGCTCCTTGTTTATGCCGATTGTTCAGAAATTGTACCCATATATGAATGCTGTGGTTATGGTTTTGCAGGATTTCGCACAGTGGGTAGCGAAACTGGCAGGAATCAAACTTGGTGATACGGATGGTTCACGAAAAACACCAGAGGTACCGGACTACTCTGATGCGGCAGACGATACTGATAAAGTTGCTAAGAACATGGATAAGACGGCTAAAAAGACAAAAAAAGCCGCCGACAATTTGCAGGGATTTGATATTGTAAATAAATTGCAGGACAACAGTGATAGTGATAGCGATGACGATGATAACGATAAGAATGCCAATATTGACCTTTCTAAGGATATTAGCGACGCATTAAAGAACTATGAAAAGATATGGGATAATGCTTTTAAGAGCAACCAGAACAAAGCAGTTGAGTTGTATAAGAAGATGAAGAAAGCAATCCTTGACGCATGGAAAGGTGGAGATTTTACTTCTCTTGGTTCGGCACTGGCTAACTGGATTAACAAGGGAATGAGAAACATCACATGGACAAAGATTAAAAAGACTACGAAGAAGATTGCTAAATCTCTTGCTACGTTCTTAAACGGATTTGTTAAAGACCTTGATTGGACAAAACTTGGAGAAAATTTCTCCGAGGGATTGAATACATGGTTTGAAACATCATACACCTTTTTCAAGACGTTTGATTGGCTCAAATTCGGTCAAAGTATTAAAGAGGGTATAACGGCTGCCATAAATACTTTTGACGGTAATTTAGCAGGAAAATCGCTTGGAGCGAAGTTGCGTGGTATGATTCAGTTTGCGTTTGGAGTTATGGTAAATTTCCCATACGAAAACCTTGGAAAGAAAATTGGAGATTACATCAATGGATTTCTTGAAGAGATGGGAGAAGTACGAAAAAATACTGGATTAACTGGATGGCAGGAGTTAGGAAAGACAATCAGTGATGGAATTACTGGAATACTTGATACGATTGACACCGCACTTTCTACTGTAAATTGGTCGGAAGTTGGAAAAGCAATTGGAGATTTTCTTTCTGAAATAGAATGGGGAAAAACACTTTTGAAAGTAGGGAAAATAATAGTCAAAGCATTGTTTAGTGCCTTGAAAGTGGCTATTTCTGCATTTGCTAGAGACCCATTAGGTATTGCATTTAAGTTATCAACGGTTATTGCTGGATTTATGGTTTATAAAAAATTCAAAGCCGTATGGGGCGCATTGCAAATAATGTTTGGAAAGGGAATACAAGATTCTCTGGTTAAATCAGCAACAGAAATAAAATCGGAGAAAATAGCGTCAGCATGGAGCAAGAAATTTAGTACAATAGGAACAAAATTAGGAAAACTGGTTGGAAAACTTATGGTTGTTGAAATTGCTTTTCAGATTGCCGGCGCAATTACTGATAAGTTGCTTGAAGCATCTGGCGGTGACAGCAAACAACTTACGAAAAACTTAAAAACTATATACGGAGAAAAAGGTGGAAGTTTTGCCGCTGCATTGCTTTCTACGGTTTCAGGAATTACTGGTGGTGATTATCAATCAACGTATGGTTGGAACGCACATGCTGGTGGTGATGTAGACCTCAACAAGACAATTTCACGATACAGTGAATTTTCAAGTGAATTAACTGAATTGCAGAAAAAAATGGATGAACTTGGCATTGCCGCTCTTACGCAAAATAGTATTTTAAGTAAAACAGGAAAAAATTTGCGAAAAGGTATTATTACAAAAAAATCCGTAAAAGATGCAGTTGGAAAAAAGGGAATAAAAAAGGATGAATTGCAAAATCTTCTTGGTATAAATGGAGTAGAAAAAACAGCAGATTACGAAAAAGCACAAAAGAAATTAAAAACTACGATGGAAAAATTAAATGTTCCAGCAAAAGAACAAAAGAGTATTTTGAAATCGTTAGAAACCGAACTTAAAAATGGTGAAATCACATGGGAAGATTACAGAAAGATAACAGATAAGAACTACAAGTCAACAGATGCATTGAAGAAGAAAATTGATTCATTGAAGCCAAAAGCAGTAAAAATCAAGGCTGAAACCTCTGGTGGTGATGATGTTGATAGTTTGCAGGGGAAAGTAGATAGCGTAAATAGCAAAACAGTAACAATTACGGCTGGAATTAAAGGGGTTGATATAAAGACGTTTGGCGATTTAAGTATTGCGATGAAAAACATGAAAAATCGTGATATAAATGTGAATATTTCCGCTAATTTAAGGAAAGCGTGGTATAAATCTGTTCAGAAAGAATTGTATTCACGGACGTTTTCTATCAACGCAAATACAAAAGTGATAAAGGCTAGTGGTAAGGAAGTTGAAAAAGCAACTAAAAGCCAAACCGGAAAGAAATACAACGGAGAAAAGTTTAAGAAACTGATGAACGCTGTTGGAACCACACAGGACCAGTGGGGAAGAGTTGTTATACCTGGAGCAATAGATTACAATGGTAGTAGCAAAAAGGCTAAAGCGGCACAGCAGAGTAAAAAGTGGAAAGAACTCATTAAATATTTGAAGAAGTACGGAATAGCAACAAATAATCCAATATTGTTTGCTAACGGTGGATTTCCGGAAGATGGATGGTTCCGTGCAAGTCACGGCGAAATGATGGGTAAATTCGACAATGGTAAGTCCGTTGTTGCAAATAACAAACAGATTACGACCGGTATTTCCGAAGCGGTTGCACCGGCTGTTTATGCGGCTACAAAGGCGGCAATCAAAGAGGAATTATCAAATGCAAATGTCGGTGGCGGTGATGTTTACCTTGACGGAACAAAAGTAACAACGGCAATTATGAACAACGCAAAGAAAATCTCCAAGAATAAAGGAATTTCTTGGAACATGGCTTAAAGAAAGAGGCTCATGCGAATGGGTCTCTTTTTTATGTGAAAAAGTTAGGAGGTGTCATATGGCATTTACGTTGAAGTTTGGTTGGACTAAGGACAGTTTAGAAGATATGCCAACACCAAAATATGATGGTTGGAAAATCTCACGAGAAAAAGTGTGGAACGCAAAAGCAGGAAGAAGTTCAAAAGCACTTTACAACGGAAAGATAGTTGCAAAGAAAGTAACGCTTGACATGGCATTTCCGGCAAATTTGACACCAAGCGAAATCAAAAAGTTGATGAAGTACGCAGACCCAGATGATTTATCAAACCGGTACGGTTACATACAGTTCACAAACGAAAAAGGAGAAAAAGAAACAAAGCAGTTTTATTTTGGAAACCCTAGTTTTGACGCAATGACTTTTTTTAATGGAAAGTTTATTTGGTCTAGCATACAGATACAGGCGGTGGAGCGATGAGTTATACAGCAAAAGTCTTTTATGTTTTGGAAAGCGACCCTACATATACATTGAAATATGATTCACTTGTAAAAGATGTAAATATCGGAGATTCGTTTAGTTTGTCTTTTTTGGATTTTGACTATAACAAAACTCATTACTACGTAAAATACGCTATCAATAACGGAAGTGTGTATAAACGTGGCGTAAATACGATTGATTGTAAAAGCATGATGATTTCGGATGATTATAGGTATATGTCTTGGTACGTGTTCTGCACAGAAGATGAAACGGATATTACTGGAGACTGTGCAGTTTCCTATACTGACATAGCAACAGAATTATATTTGAGTATAAGTACAGGAAATTCGGATAGTGTAAGCACAAGAGGAAAAGAAACGCTAATATCTGTAAGTATATCGCAAGGTTGTGTTAGTGATTCATTTGCCAGTTATGGCTCTACTTATAGCCCTACTATGAGTTGTGAAATGTATGCAGAAAATAACGATTTTACGGATGCCCTTATTGCAAAGACATATTACGATAATACATTAAAAGGAACTATTGTAAATGCATGGATTCTTATAGGAAATGAATTTGCATATCCGGTACCTATCGGAAGATTTGTTGTAAAAGAAAATCCAACATACAACGGTGATACTGTTTCATTTACTGGAAACGGTTTAATGAGCGAATACATGGATAGAGCAGAAATTGTCATTAGTTCGCTAAACGAATATCACAAAACGGAATTGGAAGAAAAATACGTACCTAGCCAATTGCAGTTTATCTACACACGTGACGACGTTTATTATTGGGAGTATTTGCCGCAAGACTTTTTGCGTGTCACAGGATGTCCGCTATACATTGATAATTGGAAAGATGTTTTATCGTCAATCAAACAATATAAGTTGTACCATTTGATGATTCCTATGTTATCAAATTTTGCGGACAATGATGAGGATGGTTACGATTGGGATTGGGAAAGCAGAATCACATGGAGAGATTTGTTGTCTGGTGTAGCAGTTTTGTTACGTGCAAATGTGATTGAAAAAAACGGTGCTTTTTATATTAAGCAGTTACCAGAGTTGCAAGCAGATAACAATTACAGACCTATATTTAATGGAGATACCTATGATTCTAATGCGATTTTCGGAAACAACCTTATGTGTCCAAACAACGTATCTGTAAAGGCTAATAATTGGTACTTTTACGAGACAAACAGTGACTATGTTGGATTTGGATATTATGAGGGTGAATCCACGGTCGTATTGAATGACAAGGCAAGCAGTGTATCGAATGTAGAGAATTATCCAGTGACGATTGAAACACCTTGGATATTATACGAAACGCTTGACAGAAATACGGTTCATACGTATTTAGGACAAGTTACGCCAATGCAGTGGAAAACAGGGTTATCCTTTTTGAACAAGGCGTTTGTTTACCATAAAGCGAGTATCGAAACAATGTACTGGCATCCTCTTATGTCGGTTGGTGAAATGCTTACGTTCGAGGACTATGACGGAGTTAAGAAGTATGTGCTTGTCGGAGAAATGACGCTGCACTACGACGGTGGGTTTTATGCAGAGATTACGTCACCGTGTGAAGTGCAGGAATCAAACGCATCGTCAGTTGGTAGCAGTGGTTCCAGTAGTTACAATAGTGGAACAATGGCGCAGGCAAGCGGAACGGTTACTAGTACAATCCTTGGTGCTATTTTCAAGGATGGAGTTATTACAAATAGTAAAATTGCGGATTCCACGATTGAGAATAGCAAGATTAAGGATTCTACAATCACCAACGCAAAGATTGCGGATGCTACGATTGAATGGGAAAAGGTGTCGAAATCTTTTATTACGGATTTAACGGCAGATAATGCGTATATTGAAAATCTGAAAGCAACTATCGGTGAGTTTGGATATATTACTGCCGAAAATGCTGATTTGACATATGCAACTATTACATCACTGCGAGCAGTAGATGGAAAGATAGACACCCTTACAGCCAAAGCAATTACAACGGACAATTTGGAAGCCAAAGTTGCTACCTTAGGGTATTTGTCGGCTGAATCGGCAGACGTTAAATTTGCCACCATAGAAAGTCTTAAAGCGGTAGATGGGAAGATAGATACATTGTCCTCAAAGGCTATCACTACAGAAAACCTTAGTGCAAAGGTAGCAGACTTAGGCTATTTGTCAGCAGAGAGTGCAGATTTAAAATATGCAAACATCAAATTATCCAATATTGAAGTTGCGGATATTGCTACATTATTTACAGAAGTTGGTCTTATTGATAGAGCAACAATCGTAGAAGGACATATCACTGGTTTCTTAGATAGTGTTGAAGTCAACGCCGCAAACATTACGGCCGGAACCTTAGTGGCAGACAGAATATTGCTAAAAGGCGAAAATGGATTGCTTTATTCGCTGAATAATTTAGGAGAACTTCAAAGTAAAACGATTGATACTTTGGATGGATATATACTTACTGACCGGACCGTAAATGCAGATAAAATAGTAGCAAAAAGCATAACAGCAAATGAACTTGATGTTGAAAAGGTTTTTGCGGATTCTGCTGTTATTAAAAAAATATTTTCGCAAGACGTGACGGCAACCGGAACAATCACTGGTGCAACATTAAAAGGTGCAAATGCAGAGATAGATAACGGTTTGATTGGTGGATTTAATATAAAGGAAGATGGAATATCAAAAGCATACACGAAAAGTAGC